GAAATCAACCGCCTTTCCGTGCTTGGCGAAGTAAGAGCGGACAACCCAGGCGGCGCCAAAGCCGTCCGCGCAGTTGCCGTGGTAGATGCAGAGAATGTTCATGTCGTCGTCCTCAAAACAGCGGCTCGTCGCCGTCGAACAGATCGGAGTCGTCGCGCTTCGGCAGCGTGCCGGTCGGGCTGCGGCGGCCCTCCTCGTCGGGGATGAAGGGGTCTTTGAAGTGGAGGATGTACTCGCCGCGCGCTCGCATCTGCTCGTGGCGGCGCTTGCCTGCGACCTGGGCGACCTGTGAGGGCGTCAGGGACTCGCGGGTGCACATGCGGTCACTGTCACCGCGGCGGATCCGCTCCCTTAGCCGGCGGTCACTCACCGTGCGGGGCGTCAACGGCCGCAGACGCTCGAATCGTTCGTTGGTGGTCACGGGTGGGTCGCCCTGGCGATGGCGGCGCGGGCGTGGTCGGCTGCGATTGCGAAGGCGCCCGCTGGTGCGTGCCCGCCCAGTCCTTCCGGAGAGGGGCACAACGAAATAAATCGATGCAGCGCCGCCAGCAGCTCGTCGCACTGGACGCGCAGTCGTGCCAGTTCCTTGTCAGCCGTCAGGGCGTCCGCGTTCATCGTCTCGATGGTCCGCGCGGGGTCATACATGCCCGCGCAGGCGTTGACGCAGGCGACGATGCGGGCGGCGTTCGCGCGCTTCTCGGCTGCGGACCCAGCGCAGTGAGCGATAGGCGCGCAGCCGCGGCGCTCTCCATCGGCGTCGCATACCTGACCTTTGTCACCGTGATTGACCTGCCACGGCTCCGGCGTGTGCTGGCCGCTCATGACCGGGCCTCCTGCGCGATGCGGAAGGCTTCGGCACTGTGGCGGCGCGACTCCTTGGCGCAAGCGATGCGGTAAGAGGTCGGCAGATTAAAACCACGATCCTCAAACATCGCGCGGGCCGCCTCGCACTCGCGCGCCAGTTCCACGATGCGGGCCTTCTGCTGTTCGGTCATGTTCATGTGTGCTCTCGGTTGGTTCGGTTGGTGCGACGGTTCCCACTATAGGCACTTTGTTCCTCTTTGCAAGGGGTCGGACGTTAAGTGCTTGAAATTAAAGCAAATTTAGTTCGTACAGGAGGCGGGTTCGCAGGGCCGCGTTGAGCGTGTGCTGACTGAGCACGTCGCGCAGCAGTCGCTCGATGGCTTTGCTGCGCTCCTCGGTCATGACGTGCATGGTCAGCGTCGTGCGGATCTCGTCGTAATCGCGACTCACGGTGCGCTTGAAGTAGTCCTCGGTCAGGTGGCCATTGATGAGGTTGTTGGTCAGGGTTCGAGCCAGCGCGTAGTGCACCATGCTCTGTACGTTGCCGACGTTCTGCTCCTGCGTGTGGACATGCGTGGCACTTACGATGGGCATGGCGCTACTCCAGGTTGCTGAGGGCGGACTGCACGTACTGCGCGGCCATCTCGTCCAGGGCGTCGCGCTTGGCCGGGTTGATGCCCGTCTGCTGCGCACTGGACGTGCAGGTGATCGCGATCATCACCAGCGTCTCGCAGCGCCGATAGCCGCGGGGGTCGCGCACCTCACGGGCGGCACGGTGCCCAAGGGCACGCCAGCCCTGCGCCGCGCCTGGCGGAAGGTCACGGGCGCGCTCGATGAGGGGCTTTAGTACCCCATGCGGCTTCAGGCTATTGATGAGTTCGTCAGTATACGGATGCACGACTTTCTCCCTATTGATGGGGTGGTCAGTATACACAAAATTTCGTATTGACCAGCTCGGCAGTAAAAACGGCACGATGGTCCTGCTTATTGACCACCTAGGCAGTAAAAGCTGTCGTAAAAATCGGGTCTGTAGTAAACGAAAAATGCGGTAAGTGACTGAAATCACAGGATAAAGTCGCAATTTACTACTGTACTACGGTACTACACATGCCTCAACTCTGCGCCGGTGGCGCGGTACACACACACGGTGTGTTGTATTGCTGTACGTATACATGCGTACATTACATATCATATATATATTATATAGTAGTAGTGTAGTAGAGAGTATATAAATCACGAGGAATCAATGACTTAGAGTTTTGGTCCTGTCGGTGTATTTCCGTTTGTTTGGATTGCAACTGAAACTGTGGTAATGGCGACCACCCATCGAAGACTGCCGGACCCCCGGCTCGAACGGTTCTGCCGCGAATACGTCGCGACAGGCAACGGCGCGCTCTCTGCGCGACGTGCTGGCTACTCGCGCCACAGTGCAGGCGTGATCGCCAACGAGGTGCTAAAGCGCCCGTACGTCATCGAGCGCGTACAGCAATTGCAGCTCGCTCGCCTAGAGAAAATCGCTGATGCGTGCGATGACGGCGTGATGAGCGCAGAGGAAGTGCTGCGGCGTCTCAGCGTGCTTGCCGGTGCGGATCGTCGCGAGCTCGTGGACGAAGACGGCGACGTCAAGTCACTGCACGAGATGGACGAAGACACCGCGATGGTGATCGAGCAGTACGAGCAGACCGAACGCTTCGCAGAGGACGGCACGCGCGAGACGAAGCGCAAGGTGAAGACCGCCAGTCAGCTCCAGGCGCTGCGTGTGCTCGGCGAGTACCACAACCTGTTCAAGGATCACGAGTCGAACAAGGCTCCTGCCGTAACGGTCAACATCGCAGGCAAAGATGCCGAAGCCTGAGCTAGACATCAGCGCGATACGTCCCGCGCGCAACAGTCGCCTGCACAAGATCATGGCGCAGCTGCCGCAGGCTTCTACGGTCACGGCACGTCCCGAGTTCAAGCTCACGCCTGCGCAGGACAAGGCGCGCGACGTGCTTATCTCGGACGCGATGTACATCGCAATCGCGGGCGGCTCGCGTAGTGGCAAGACGTTCTTGCTCGTGCGCCAGGTGATGATGCGTGCGTTCCGTTCGCCCGGCTCGCGGCATGCGATCTTCCGTTTCCGCTTCAACGCCGTGAAGCAGTCGATCGTGCTCGAGACGCTGCCGAAGGTCTTCGACCTGTGCTTCCCTGGCGTGTGGGAGCACTGCACGCTCGACAAGACCGATTGGTATCTCAAGCTGCCCAACGGCAGCGAGGTGTGGTTCTCGGGCCTCGACGACAAAGAGCGCGTTGAGAAAGTGCTCGGTAAGGAATACGCCACGCTCTACTTCAACGAGTCGTCGCAGATCCCCTATCAGTCCGTCACGCTCGCTCTGTCGCGTCTGGCGCAGAAGACCGAGTCGCTCAAACTCAAGTGCTTTTTCGACTTCAACCCGCCGAGCAAGCAGCACTGGACGTATCGGCTGTTCGTCGAGCGTAAAGACCCCGACACGCGCCAGTCGCTGCGCAACGCGCACGAGTACGGCTTCTACCTCATCAACCCGTACGACAACCGCGAGAACCTCGACCCCAAGTACCTGCAAGTCCTTGAGGCGATGCCCGAGAAGCAGCGCAACCGCTTCCTGCTGGGTCGCTTCGCAGACGCGAGCGAGGGGCAACTGTGGTCGGACGAACTGCTGGGTACGTCGCGCGTGCTCAACGCCAAGGACTTCCCGACCTTCCAGCGCATCGTGATCGCTGTGGACCCGAGCGGCTGCAGCGGCCCCGAGGATACGCGCAGCGACGAGATCGGCATCGCCGTCTGTGCCCTGGGTACGAATGGTCACGGCTACCTGGTCGAAGACCTGAGCGGGCGCTACGGGCCGGCCGAGTGGGGCAAGGTGGTCGTCGAGGCGTACCGGCGCCACCGCGCGGATCGGGTCATCGGCGAGAGCAACTACGGTGGCGCGATGGTCGAGCACGTCATCCAGTCGGTCGACGGCGACATCCCCTACCAGGACGCGCAGGCCACCCGCGGCAAGGTGCGGCGTGCCGAGCCGATCGCTGCGCTCTACGAGCAGGGCAAGATCCACCACCTGGGATTCTTCCCGGAGCTGGAGGAGCAACTCTGTGGCTTCACGCCAGCCGGGTATACGGGCCTTCGTTCCCCTGACCGGGCGGACGCCGCGATCTGGGGATTTTCGGTACTATTCCCCGGCATGACGGTCCGCCAGGAGGAACAGAACTGGCGCCCACCCGCAGTGCATGCGCCCACCCGCAGTGCTGCGCGCTACACGTATCGGAGGTAGCTATGAGCAGCGCCAAGAAAGCGATCGGTAAGGCCATCCGTCAGATCTCGACGGCCTCACCGACGCGTTACCTCATCAAGAAAGTCACCGGTAAGGACGACATCGGCCTCACCAACTGGGTCGGTCGCAAGCTCGAGGGTGGCCAGGGGCGCAAGGGTGCACCGGCCGAGACGCTCGAAGCGCCCACCGTGGACAACGAGGAACAGCGCGCAGCCGCGGCGCGTGAGGTGCAACGGCGGTACGCACGTCGCGGACGTGCAGGAACGGCCCTGTCGGCAGCGACGGGCGGCGACTCTTACCTGGGATGAACGATCATGCGCGCAGTCTCCAATTTCTTCAGCGGCAACCGTAACCGCAATCGCAACCAGGGCTCGCAGGAGCCTGTCTCGATTGCCCGTCCGGGCTTCCAGCGCCGCGAGGCGACGGCTCCGTCGGCCAAGCGCCCGCCCGCTACGTTCGCTCCGAAGCCGCCGGTCTACGCCGAGCCGACCAATCCGCCCGAGGGTGGCGGCACGTTCGCTCCGAAGCCGCCGGCCATGCGCCCGGCTGATGACGAGGCCACCACCTCGCCGATGGCTGGTCGCCGTCGTCGCGCGCCGACCGTTACGCGCCTCTAACCGGGGAACCGCCCGTGCCCGCACAGTCCGTACAGGAAGTCATCAAGCACAGCGACCACCTGTTCGAGCGACAGGCGTCGATGGTTGCCCTGTGGCAACTGCTGGCCGACAACTTCTACCCGGAACGTGCGGACTTCACGGTCGTGCGCAACGTCGGTCAGGAGCTGGCCGATCAGCTGATCGACTCGTATCCGATCATCGTCCGTCGCGACATGGGCAACTCGCTGTCCGCCATGCTGCGTGATGGTGAGTGGTTCTCGATGACGACGGACATAGATCCTGACTACGAGGCGCGCGCCTGGCTCGAATGGAGCACCAAGCGCATGATGAAGTTCATGGGCGATCGTGCGTCCAACTTCACGCGCGCCACGAAAGAAGGCGACCACGACTACGTCACGTTCGGGCAGTGCGTCATCAGCGTCGAGTTGAACAAGCTCCGCAACGGCGTGCTGTACCGTTGCTGGCACCTGCGTGACTGTGCGTGGTTCGAGGACGAGACGGGCCAGGTGTGCAGCGTGCACCGCAAGTGGCGACCCACGTACTACCAGCTGCTGCAGCAGTTCGGCGCCGCCAAGCTGCACCCGGACTGCGCGCAGATGGGCGTCACCAAGCCGCACGAGGACGTGCAGTGCCGTGTGATCGTCATGCCGGTGGGCATGTATGGTGACGAGCGGTACATGACGCGCTTCAAGTACGTGCGCCTCATCGTGGACGTGGCGCGCATGCACCTGATCGAGGTCGTGCCGCTGCGTGCGATGGATCACCTGGTTCCGCGCTTCCAGACCGTGGCGGGCTCGCAGTACGCGTACAGCCCTGCGACCGTGGCGGGCCTGCCGGACGCTCGTCTGCTCCAGGCCATGACGCACACGCTGCTCGAGGCTGGCGAACGGTACGTACGGCCGCCGCTGATCGCCACGCAGACCGTGGTGCGCAGTGACGTCGATCTCAACCCGAACGGCATCACCTGGGTCGACAAGGCGTACGACGAGCGGTTCGGCGCGGCGCTTCGTCCGCTTGAGACGCAGCGTGGCGCGTTCCCGATCGGCCTTGAGATGCGGGCCGACATCAAGGAAGCACTGTCCTCGGCGTTCTACCTCAACAAGATCAACCTGCCGCCCGTCGATTCAAAGGTCATGACGGCGTACGAGGTGCAGGAGCGGATGAAGCAGTTCCGCCGCGAGAACCTGCCGCTGTTCGCGCCGATTGAGGCGGACTACAACGGCCAGCTCTGCGAGATCACATTCGAGTTGCTGTTCCAGAACGGCATGCTCGGCTCGTATCTGGACGTGCCCAAGTCGCTTCAGGGCCGCAACGTGATCTTCAAGTTCAAGTCGCCACTGTCCGCTGCGGACGAGGAGCGCAAGGCCAACCGCTTCGCGCAGATGCGCGAGATCCTGGCTTCGGCGGTCGACCTGGACGACTCGCTTGTCGAGAACGTCAATCTCGACATTGCCATGCGTGACGCCATCGAGGGCATCGGCGCACCGTCGCAGTGGCTCGCCTCGGTCGAGCAGGTCGCTATGCGCAAGCAGGCCCGTCAGGAGACAGCCGTGGCGATGGCAGCGGCTGAGGCTGGGGTCGCGGAATGAGCGCCCCGATCGAGCTGGTCGTTGAGCCCCTGACGAAAGAGGAGCACCGCGCGTTGCGGGCGTTGCGTGAGGGCAAGGCTGACGCTGGTCAGCAGGGCCTGGCGCTGCAGGTCATCGTCAACAAGCTCTCCCGCACGCATGATTTGCCGTACATCCCTGGCGATCCCAACGCCGGGGTTTTCCTAGCAGGTCGGGCCTTCGTTGGGAAGCAGCTGCTCAAGGCTTTGAACCTCCCCGTTGAGTGAGAACATGACTACGCAAGCGCCACCCGCGGCACCTGCCGCGCCCGCTGCACCGGCTGCAACCCCTCCCGCTCCTGCCGCCCCGGCTGCTGCGCCCGCATCTCCCCCGCCGACTGCACTGGCCGCTGCGCCGGCACCGGCGGCTCCTGCCGTACCGGCCTCGCCGACCGCGGCTGCCAACCAGCGGTTCTACGAGTCCCTGCCGACCGACTGGCGCGAGCAGATCGCCACGGGTCTGCAGCTGGACGAGGGCAAGACCAACATCCTCGGCCGCTATCAGTCCTTCCCGAAGCTGGTCGAGGCGTTCTTCCACGCCCAGGACAAGATCCGCAAGGGCGAGGCCAACGCTCTGCCCGTGCTGCCCGAGAATCCGACGCCTGAGCAGCTGACCGAGTACCGCACCAAGCTCGGCCTTCCGACCAAGGTCGAGGACTACAAGCTGACGCTTGAGCAGGGCTTGGTGCTGAGTGACGAAGACGAGCGCATCATGGGCAGCGTCCGTGACGTGGCGTTCGCCAACAACGTCAAGCCGGGCGTCATGAGCCAGCTCACCAACGCCATGCTCAAGGCGCGCGAGCAGGAAACCGAGGCCATGATGGCGCGGCACGGTGTCGACGCGCAGACGACGCAGCGCACGCTGCGTGAAGCCTGGGGCTCCGACTTCCAGACCAACATGAACATCGTCGCGAGCCTGCTGGCCCGGCTGCCGGCCTCGGTGCGTGAGGTCTTCGAGTCGGCCACGATGGCGGACGGCAAGCTGGCGTTCAACTCGGCTGAGGTGCTGGTGTGGCTGGCCGACATGGGGCGCGAGATCAACCCCGTGGCCACCGTGCTGCCCAACTCCAGCGCCGGCACGCAGGCCCTGGACGACGAGATCAAGCAGCTCGAGGGTCGCATGGGCACGCCCGAGTGGTACAAGGACGAGGCGGCCCAGAAGCGGTACCAGCAGCTCATCACCGCTCGCGAGCAGCTGGGCGCTCGCAAAGCGGCCTGACGTACGGTACGATCGTGACGTGTGGCCCCTACGTTACAGGGGCGCTTTGAAGGATGGCGGTGGCCTGCGCGGCGACGCGGGTTCCTCGCCGGGAGTGGAACGGCTGACTGGATGCGTTCCGGGCTGAACCATCGGCCGCCATCCTTGAGGGCGAACGCGCGTCCGCTGGCGCGCACGGTGGCGCCGTAGTTGATACCGGCAAGTATCGATGAGGCGCCGCAGGTTCGACTCCTGCATTGCCATAGCCGGAGATCAGCACCGGCCGCCCTCAAATTCCGGCCTCGCTCGCTGCTTGGTCAATTGTGTGGCTGCCGCGCGCCCTAACAGTCGCGGTGATGCGAGCCGCATGGTCCCGGCGATACGGGGCGACATCGAAGACAGGAGACGCGCAGCAATGCACTACAGGAACGGTCGCGAAGCGAAGAACGGGGACAAGGTCGTGCAGTTGGACTACGCCGGCAACGTCACCGCCGTGGGCGTTCTGTACGGCGCCACGCCGGGGAACGACTACTGCAACGGGCAGATTGCGCCGATTCAGTCGGTGAACACCACCGCCTGCATGGTGGACTGCCTGCACCTTGACGACGTGAAGGCTATGCTGGCCGAGAAGGGCTTGGACAAGCGTCCGCCGGGCAAGTAGTACCCGCGCTGCCGAAAGGCATCGGGCATTCGAGACTGCACAAAGGTCCGTCCAGTGCAGCCAGCGTGGTCCCGGTCTGGCAACGGGGCGCCTTGAAGGATGGCGGTCGCGGCACCGGCCCAAAGGCCACGGGTTGCGGTCGAAGCGGCCAACGCCGCCATCCTTGAGGGCGCAGGCTTCTCCCTGCAACGCGATAACGGGTTCGGAGAGTATCCAGACCGCGCGCACCAGTGGCCGAGGATTCCGGCCGCCCTCAGCCAATAGCGAGCCAGGCGCTCCGTCGCGGGACGGCATCCTGGACACGCCCAGCCGGCGGTGGCGTGCACGAGAAAAACACCGGCAGCCGCTGCTCCCTCTGCTAGCTGATGAAACTCCTTGGGGAGTGAGGCGGCACCTACTTGCGGTACGTGCGCGACGAGCGTACGCTGCAGTTCTCCCTAGCCCGGGCACATTGGTCCTCCCCAACCAGACCGCACGGCCCGGGCCACTGGAGACGGTAAGAGCAGGCGCTCCTCGCAGGGCGCAGGAATGCAGACAGGGCGGCATGAGCGACCGCCCCGACCGTCTCAACCCGGCCACTTGCGCCGGGTTTTTTTTTGCGGTACGGTTGGCTTGACGTATGGGCGTAGACCCCAACGCACACTGATCGGCCCGCTGTGGCGGATACCCCGAATCGGATGCTGCGAAGGACACCTCGAAGCCGCAATCGAGTCCCCTTCCAATCCTTTTCGCAGGAGAGATCCTCATGGCCGATACTGCCTTCCAGACGATGTATCGTCAGGAAACCATCATGGGCTTCGAGAAGCGCCAGTCGCTCGCTCGTCGCTCCGTCACCACCAACGTCCAGCTCCAGGGCAACACCTGTGTGTTCCTGGTCGCCGACTCGGGCGGCGCCACCGCCGTGACCCGCGGCGTCAATGGCGACATCCCGACCCGTCCGGACAACCTCAACCAGTACACCGCGCAGCTTGCCGAATGGCATGACGTGCCGGAGCGTACGAACTTCAACATCTTCTCCTCGCAGGGCGACGCCCGTCGCATCATGCAGGAGACGTCGATGGCGGTCATCAACCGCAAGATCGACAGCGACATCCACACCGAACTGTCGAACGCCACCGTGACCTGGGGCGCCGCGGCGGCGGCCACGCTGACCCTGATCTCGAAGGCCAAGACCAAGCTCGGCAACGCCTTCGCGGTGCACGAGGCCCCGGTGTTCGCCCTCATCACGCCGGCCTTCCACGGCTACCTGATGGGCATCCAGCAGTTCACCTCGGCCGACTACATCAACATGAAGCCGTTCGAGGGCGTCGGCAAGGACCGCGCGTTCTCCTGGTACGGCGTGAACTGGATCGTCGACGCCGGCCTGCCGGGCGTGGGCACCGCCAGCGCCACCTGCTTCATGTACAGCCAGGCTGCGATCGGCCACGCCGTCAACACCGAGACGATGGCCACGTTCGTCGGCTATGACGAGAAGAACGACAAGTCGTGGGCTCGCCACTCGATCTACATGGGCGCCAAGCTCCTGCAGAACGCCGGTGTGGTCAAGATGCTGCACGACGACTCGGCCCTGTCGTAATCCACCCGGGAATCAGGAGAACATTCAATGGCTTACAGCACTTCCAATCCCCCGGCCCTGATCTCGCAGCTGGTCGGCGGTGCGTTCCGCGAGTGGATCTACCGTTCGGCCGATCCGGCTGCCACGGTCGATACCGCGGGCTACATCACCAACGGCGGCGCGCTCGGCATGCGGGTCAACGACCTGGTCAAGGTGGTCGACACCAACCTGGGCATCATCACGATGCACAAGGTGGCGACGGTTTCCAGCACCTACCCGGGCGCCGTGAACCTGGCTGACGGCACCGTGGTCGGCAGCGCGACCAACACCGACTGACGGCTGATCCGGTGGCAAGTCGGGGTGCCGCTCCCTATACTCCGGGGGCGGCACCCTGTATCCATCGGAGAAGTCCATGTCAATCCCCAAGTCCCCGCTGACGACCGCCTGCTACGGCCTGGCCGAGCACACGTTCCGTCGCCACAGTGTCATCCCGCCGGCCAACTACACCACGGCCGACCTCGAGAGCCCCATCACCTGGGCGCATCTCCGCACCAAGTTCAAGATGCACGACGAGATCCGCGCGATCGCCGAGGATGGCTCGTGGATCGCCAACCTGCTCGTCGTAGCCGCCGACAACGGCGTGGTGCGCGTCAAAGAACTGTTCCGCCTGCCGATCGACCTGGGCGCCGTCGCCAAGGCCGAGCAGCACCGCTACGTGGTGCAGCAGCGCGGGTCGCAGGGCTGGTGCGTGGTCGACACCGAGGAGAACCGCGTGATCCGTCAGGGCTGCAAGGCCAAGTCGGACGCCGAGAAGCAGCTCGAGGATCATCTGCTGGCGCTGTCGAGGTAACGACCCGTGGCGATCGACAAACTCTCACTCTACAACGAGGCGCTCCGGATCATCGGTGAGCGCCGGCTGTCTGCCGTCGACGAGGCTCGCGAGCCGCGGTACGAGCTTGACTCGGTGTGGAACCTGGGAGCGGTCGACGCCTGTCTCGAGATCATCAAGCCGCGTTTCGCCACGGTGGTCGACAAGATCACCGTGGCGAGCACGAGCACCGAGACGGAGTTCGCGTACTACTACTCGCTGCCCACCGACTACGTCGCGATGGTGCAGCCGTACAGTGACGCGCGTCTTGATGAGCCGATCACCCGCTTCCTGATCCAAGGTCGCCAGCTGGCGGCGGATCAGACGCCGCTGTACCTGCGCTACATCAGCCGCTCCGGTCCGATGACCGAGTGGTCGCCCAGTTTCGCCCGCTTCGTCGGTGCGTACCTGGCTATGCAGATCGGGCCGCGCATCAAGCCGGCCGACATCGAGCGCATCAACGCCACGTACGAGGCGGCCCTGTCGTTGAGCCGCGACCGGGACGCGTGGGAGGAAGCCTCGCCGCGCGCCAAGCCGCGCGTCCGTACGCTCACGACGCCCTGGTTCCAGATCTACAACGACGCCATGCACTGCATGGGCCTGCCGCAGCTCATCAGCGTCAACGATGATGCCGAGCGCCGTGTGGCTATCGATGCTGTGCTCAACACCGGCGCGGTCGAGTACCTGCTCGAGAACACGCAATGGCACTGGGCGAACACGTCGATGCGGATCGACAACGACCCGGGCCTCGAGCCTGAGTGGGGCTATCGCTACGGCTTCAACAAGCCGACCGACATGGCTCGCATCGCCGGTGTGTTCTCGGACGAGTACATGCGTACGCCCATCCGTGACTACACGGATGAGGGCGACAACATCTTTTGCGACCTGACCACCATCTACCTGCATTACGTCTCGGAGGACATGCTGACCAATCCGCTGCTTTGGCCCATGTACTTCCGCAAGTTGGTGGCGGCGTACGTGGCGCGCGAGGCGGCCGGTCGGCCGGACGTCGGTGGAGATGCGGCGCGCGCCGCCGCGCTGTACGAGGAGCGCCTGGAAACGGCGCGCAACAATGACGCGATCGCCTCCCCGCCGCGGCAGATCAGCAACGGCAACTGGACCCGCGCTCGCACCAACTACAACGCGAACCGGCGGCGTCCGTAATGGGTCAGCGCACCTACAACAATCGCTTCAACCGTGGCGAGATCGACCCGCTGGCGCTGGCGCGCTCGGACGTAGAGCGCGTTCGTGATTCCGGCGCGTTCATGGAGAACTGGCTGCCGATCCGTCTCGGTCCCATGTCATTTCGGCCTGGTGTCGAGACGATCGTCGAGAGTGAGTCGATCGTTGACGGTCGTCTCATCCCGTTCGTTGCTGGCTTGAACGATCGCGCGTTGATCGAGTTCGATGTCGAGACGATTCGAGTGCTCGACGATGCGACCAGCTATGTCACGCGTCCGGCGTCGACGACGGTCATCACGAACGGTGCGTTCACCACTGACGTGAGCGGCTGGACGGATGTATCGGAAGTCGGTGGCACCGCCGTGTGGACTTCGGACTACGGCGGCGCCGCGTCGCTGTCCGGCAACGGTCGAGCGATCGGCGCGTTGCGTCAAGACGTGGCGACTGACAGCAACGACATGGGCGTGCAGATCAACATCGTCGAAGCGCCCGTCAAGTTGACCATTAGTGACGTTGCGACGAGCAGAGTCATTTTTGAAGACGTGCTGTTGCCTGGCACGCATTCGTTCCTGGTGTCGCCTGCTGCGAATACGCGTTTTGAGATTTCCAACTCGACGCTCTATCGCGCAGTCGTGCGGTACATCACGATCGAAAGCGCCGGCATCATGGAACTGCCGATCGCCAACTTTAATGTCGCTACGACCTATCGTTACGCGCAATCGTTGGACGTGCTGTTCGTTGCCAACGGCTTATTGCCGCCGCAGCGTATCGAGCGTCGTGGTAATCAGAGCTGGTCGGTCGTTGACTTTCGTGCTGACGACGGTCCGTTCGAGACGATCAATTCCGACGGTGCGACCCTGACCGCCAGCGTGCTCCAGGGCAACGGAACGCTGACGTCGAGTCGTGCACTGTTTGACCGTGGTGGTCTGGTCGGCTATGTCGGCACGCTGTTCAAGTTGCAGTCGAGCGAACAGAACCGCACGCAATCTGCCAGCTCTGACAACGTGCAGACGCTGTCGATCAAGGTCACGGGTATCGGTGAGGCGCGGCGCTTCACTGTGACTACTAGCGGCGTGTTTACTGCAACGGTCACACTGCAACGGTCGGTCGATAACATCGCCTGGACGGACGTCAAGAGCTACACGACCGCGACGACCGACAACTACCTTGATGGTCTGGACAACCAGGAGCTGTTCTACCGGCTCAACGTGAAGACCGGCAACTACACGTCCGGTACGGTCACGATGAGCCTGGCGTACAACAACGGCTCGATTACGGGTATCGTCCGCGTGACTGAGGTGGTGTCCTCGACGGTCGCCAAGATCCAGGTGGTCGAGCCGCTCGGTAGCACGGACGCGACGGCTGATTGGTATCACGGTAGCTGGTCTGGCCGGTACGGGTTCCCGAACGCAGTGGCGATCTTTGAAGGTCGCCTGTGCTGGGCCGGACTCAACAAGGTCTGGATGTCGGTCAGCGATACGTTCGACAGTTACGACCGCGACATCGAAGGTGCCAGTGCATCCATCCAGCGTACCGTGGGATTCGGCACGGCTGACAACATCGAGTGGCTGTATCCCACCTCGCGCATGCTGATGGGTATGGCGTCGCATATCGTGGCGGTGCGATCGAGCAGTTTCAACGAGCCGATCACGTTCACGAATGCCAACCTGCGGCGCGCGAATACCCAGGGTAGCGCAGCACGCGATGTGGTCGAGGCCGACAACCGCATGTACTTTGTGCAGCGTTCGCTGCGCAAGATTTTCGAGATCGACTACTCCGGCGAGCCCGACACGTACGAGGCACTTGACCTGATGGTGCTCGCGCCGGATCTGGTCGGCACCGCGACGATCAAGCGTATCGCTGTGACGCGTCAGCCCGAGTCGCGCGTGTGGGTGTTGCTCGACGACGGCACCTTGCTGGTCTACCTGCACGAGCCGACCGAGGATGTCCGCGGCTGGTCGCGCATGCGTTTGGCTACGGGGCACCTTGCCGCCGATCTGGTATCGATGCCGGGGGTGCTTGAAGACGACGTGTACCTTCGCGTCTTCAATGGCAGCCGCAGCTACATCACACACCTGGCGTCTCAGCGTGACGCGCTGGGCGGCAACCTGTCGAAGCACTTCGACATGCAATACACCTTCACCAGCCCGGGCGGCACGCTCACGGGGCTGGATGCGCTCGCTGGCGGTACGGCACGCGTGTGGGCAGACGGGAAGGATCGCGGCCAGGTCACAGTCAGTGGCATGGGTACGGTAACGCTGGATTCTGCGGCGTACACCAACGTGACGATCGGCAAGCCCTACACGGCCAAGTACCTGAGCAACAAGCTGTCCGACTACGTCGACGGCATGGTGTTCAACCAGAACAAGCGCGTGACGCATCTCGGCGCGATCATGAAAAACGTCGTGCCGCAATTCTTCCAGTACGGGTCCGACGAGTCGCACTTGCAGCCGATGCCCAACCTCGAGGACGGGACCAGCTACGACAAGACCGTGCGTCGCGATTATGACGAGCTGCCCTTTGAGTTCGATGGCACGTACGACTCGGACTCGCGGTACTACCTGCAGACGACCGCGCCCTGTACGGTCCTGGCGGTCACGGTGGTGGTCGATGACCCCAACTATCCGCCCGCTTGAGCGCCGTGATCTGGGCGACCTTGCCGGCACCGCTACGGCGCGCGGCTGGGCGGTAGACCTGGACGGCAAGACGATTTGCGTCTGTGGGGTCATGTACACCCAGACGTTGCAAGCCTTCAGCACGGTTGAGCCGGAGATGAAGCGGTATCCCAAGATGATCGTTCAACTGGGGCGGCGGGTGTCTGAGTTGTGCAAGAATATGGACGCTCCGGTGTTTGCCGTTCCCGACAGTCAGATCCACCCGGGGGCCTGTCGGTTCCTTGAGTTCCTCGGTTTCGTCCGTGTGGATGACGACCTGTATTGCTGGGAGGGTCGATAAATGGGTCAGATGGCGGGTGCAATCGTCGGCAATATCGGCAGCAAGGTATCGGCCTATGGCCAGTACCGTGCGGGTCGTGACACGCGCGAGGCCAAGCGCCGTGAAGCCGAGCAGATCGAGCGCAACGTGCGCAACCAGTACGCGGCCGACATCCTGCAGGCGCGCGAGGTTCGTCGTGAAGGCGACCGACTCATCTCGGACGCTCGTGCCGCCATTGCCGCATCCGGCGGTGTGACCACCGACGCCGGCAGTATCGACATCCTCTCGAAACTGGATCGTGACATCGAGTACAACCGGATGGCCACGCTCTACGACGCTGAGTTCCGCAAGCGTGGTGGATTCGCTCAGGCTGCTGCCGTCCGCAAGGAAGGTCGCAACGCGTTCCGTGCCGGACTGTACGCCGCCAAGGCAACGCAGATGGCCGGCAGTGCGGACACCATGAACAGCTTTGGTGGCATGATGGGCGGTATGGGTGGAGGGGGCTGACGTGCCGATCATTCCAACATCCGCGGACATTAAGCGTCGCATTCCGACCGGCCAGGCGCCGGTCGCTGTCGTCAGCAATCCGGGCGCCATCGGCCAGGCGCTCGCACAGGTCGGGCAGGGTATCTCGGCAGCTGGTCAGACGATTGAGAAGACGTTCGAGAAGCGCGACAACTTCGCTGCGGCGCGTGCCGAGGCGGACTACGTGTCGGCGCTCGACAAGCTCGACAAGGAAGCCGAACTCGACAACGACCATGAGACGTTGAGCGAGCGGTACACCAAGCGCGCCGAGGAACTGCGCAACGAGTTCGGCGCCAAGCTCAAGAGTCCGTTCGCCCGCCAGAAGTTCAACAACGACACGCAGACTCTACGCGATCGTGCTTCTACGCGATTCGGCTTCGTGGCCGAGAAGAAGTGGCGCCAGTCTGAGATCGACACGCTCAAGCTCAAGTCTGAGGAGCTGGGCGACGTTGCGGCCAACGGTGACATCGAGTCTGCCGCCGGCGCGTACAACAAGATGGTGGACGCGCTGTACGAGACGGGGGCGATCGACAACGAAGCGCAGGTCGAGATGCTCAAGGACCAGTTCGCGGACGATGCCATCACACGTCGCGCCAGCACGCTCAAGGGCTCGCAGCTGATGGAGTTCCTGGACAGCCCTCTGGCGCAGCGTCTGCCGGCCGATAAGCGCGAGCAGCTGCGTGAGGCTGGGCGCACCAAGTACACGCAGGAGGAGTCTCTGCGTATAATCGATGAGTTCGAGATGCGGCGCGTGCCGATGGCAGAGCGCACCATGCGCATCAACGAGATCGCCAAGAAAGATCCGGTGCTTGCCGAGCAGATCCGTACCGACACGGCGCAACGTGCCGCACGTATCGAGGCGGCACGCAACCGCGCCAGTGCGCAGATGTACGACTCGCTGGTGCCGGCTTTCATGGACCCGGACCCCAACAAGCGCATGACGCTGCGTGACCTGACGCCCGATCAGCGCCGCACGCTCGGCTCGGCCATGACGAGCCTGCAGAGCGTTGAGAAGTCCTGGCTCGAAAACAACACGCCGTTCGGCAAGTACACCGATCCGGCCCTGACTACGCGGCTGCTCGAGATGAACCGCAAGCGCGATTGGGTCGGCATTCGCACCACTCTTGGCGCTACGCCGAGCACCAAGATCACCGAGACGGACTTCGAGAAGTGGATGAAGGTGGGTATCGACGGCGGCGGCGCTGGCGCCGTCAAACCCTACTTCGACGCTCAGGAAATTTTTAAGCGTCAGATGAAGTCCGCCAAGATTAAAGAGGGTGATCCTCGCTACACGCTCTATGAGTCGCGCTTTGCGGAGTGGTATGACCGGCAGGTGGCGTTGGGTGGCAAGGTCGACGACAAGGCTGCGCTGGTCGAGATCAACCGCCTAATGGTCGAACGTGACATTACCCCTGGGTCTTCATGGAACCCTAAAAACTGGGGCGGTAATGTCACACAGGCTGAGATCGAGGGCGGTGCAACAGCCTGGGCGACCATCAGCAAGAACGATCCCGAGGCGGCGAGCGCATTGGATCGGTCCTATCCCAACTCGAGCGAGGTAGACAAGGTCCGCATCTATCGCAACGCGATGGGGCTCGACCGTGAATGAGTTCGAGGAGCTGGTCGCCAAGCGTCGTGGCGTTGATACCGCTGCGGGTGCTGCTGGCGGCAATGAGTTCGACCAGCTCGTCGAGTGGCGCCGCTACCAGAAGCTCGACTCCTCGCTGCTGCAAGCTCAGGACGAGCCGGCGCGTGCGGCTGAGATCGAGCGGTTCGCGGCCGAGCGGCAGATCACGGTCGACTCGGTACGCAGCAATCTCGACACGCTGCGGCAGCAGAAGCGCCAGGACGAGATCCGTGCAGCTGAGTTGCCGAAGACGGCGCCGGTCACGGCTGAGTTCCTGTCCGACCCGAGCAACGCTGCTGTGGCCGGCAACGAGTGGTCGCTGCTGCGCGATCTGGAGTACGTCATCAAGTCGCCCGTGACGGCCATCACGGCGGGCATCCCGCGTGGCGTACTCGGTACAGCTAAAATGCTGATCGAAAACTTTGACCCGACCCTGCGCGCACGTCAGGAAGACGAGCGCATCATGGCGCGGGCCAACGTGCGCACCCGGGCGTTGCTTAACGTGCGTGAGGGTCAACCGCTGCGCGGTATTCGCCCCGAAGACTATGAGGAGGCGGCTGACGCTGCCCCCGTGGTCGAGAGCGAACTGAGCGCATCGCTCGGCGCCAGTTCTGCGGAGTACCGCGAGGAAGCCAAACGGTTCAATCCAGTCGAGGGCGTAAGTCGTCCGGCACAGATCATCGGTGGCGGCGTGGGTAGCGCGGCGCAGACTCTGGCGACCTTGCCGGTGGCGCTGTTCACGTTGCCGGCGATCGCCACGGGTGAGGCGTACCTGAACGCGACCGAGCAGGGCATGCAGCCGTCCAAGGCGTTTGGGTATGCCGCTACGCAGGGTCTGATCGAGTACGGCACCGAAAAGCTCGGTGTCGAGTCGCTGCTCAAGGGTCTGAAGGCATCCAACCCGATGGTCAAGGTGGCGCTTGATTTCGGCAAGAAAGAGGTGATTGGCGAGCAGGTCGCTACGGTGCTGCAGGATTTCAACGACTTCGTGAGCCTGCCGGAGAACGCCGACAAGACGATCAACGACTACATCGCCGAACGCCCTGGCGCTGCTGCCGAGACGTTGCTCGCTACTATCGCGGGAGGTGCCGCACAGATCGGCGCGGTCGCCGGGCTGCGCAAGCTGTCCGAGCTGGAGCAGACGCTGCGTCGCGACAAGGGCGATCAGGACTCGCTCGACAAGATGATCGACCTGGCCACGCAGAGCAAACTGCGCGAGGTGGATCAGGAGCGGTTCAAGTCCTTCCTGCAGTCCGCCAGCGGCGGCCGCACGGTCTACGTGGCGCAAGAGCAGGTGCAGAAGCTGGCCGACACCGGCCTGGCGCTCCCGGAGGACATCACCAAGCAGCTCGACGGGTCCGGCGCCGATGTGGCTATCACGCTGCGCGACGCGCTCGGCAATCCGGAAATCGCCGCCCAGCTGCGCGACTACATCCGTATTCGCCCGGGCGGCGCCACGCGCAGCGAGCTACGTGACGGCGGCAAGACGCTGGTGCAGGAGATCATGGCGCGCGCTCAGGCCGAAAAGGACGAGACGACCGCCATCGATCAGGTCGCCGAGCGCCTGACGAACGAGCTGGTCGCGACGGGACGCATGACCCAGACCGAGGCGGCCACGTCGACTCAGCTGATCCGCAGTTACGCTACGCGCGTGCTGGCCGACCCGGAGTACGCTACCAAGGGTCTGACCGCTGACAAGCTGACCGAGATGCTCGGCCTGAGCGTGCAGCGCATGCCCGAGGACGGTCAGCCCGCGCCGGCCGCGGCGCGCGTGCTCGAGCAGGAGGAGGAAGACGTCGCGGTGGCCGGTGCCACCACCCCGGACGAGCGTGCCGACGCACAGCGCGAGTGGGCGGTCAACCGCACCGAGTCGCCCTACTTCCGCCGTTGGTTCGGCGACAGCAAGGTGATGGACGCCGAGGGCAAGCCGCTGGTGGTGTATCACGGGACCAGCCGCAGCTTCGATACATTTGACCGAAAGGCCGGGCTCCGTTTCACCAGCAACAAAAAGGCGGGAATCGACACGCTCGGAAGTTGGTTTACCAAGAGCGCGGACACTGCGCGTGAGCTGTACGGCAACTTCATTGTGCCGACCTACCTGTCGATCAAGAAGCCGATCTCAGTCGATGGAGACACGGCATTCAAAGCGATAAAGGTGGCGATGGAGCGGGCCGGAGGGCCCGAACAGTACCGGGAACGCATGAAAGCGATGGGGTATGACGGCATCGTTCTTCGTGATGTGAATCTTGACGGCATCAAGCAGACGGCCTACATCGCCTTTGAGCCCGAGCAGATCAAGTCCGCTATCGGCAACCGCGGCACGTTCGATCCGACCGACCCGAACATCTTGAACCAGCCGACTGTCGACGCTCGAGGTGTGACCATCAGCGAGGAAGTGCAGGTTGCCGAGACGGGCGATACGGTCGTGGTAGAGCGTGACGCGGAAGTGGCGTTGCGCCAGACCGAGAAGCGCCTGCAGATGCTGCGCCGCATCCAGGAGTGCCTGAGCCGTGGCTAAGGTCGTCAGCATCTCGGAGCTGAGTCGACTGGCGCGCGACGGCGCGAGAATCGTCAAGCGTGAGAAACCCAACCCGTTCGCGGCTGAGATCGAACGGTTACGCGCCGACCTGCAAGCCCTGGCCGAGCGACCCGCCCCGGTGCCCCAGCCGGTGGTGATGCCCGACTTGCCGCCCGTGCCGACTGCTGCTGAGATTGCTGCGCTCGTGCATGTACCTGCGCCGGTGCTGCCGGATCTGCCGCCGGCCGACGACGTGCAGGACGTGACGTACGATGAGCGCGGCCGCCTGCGCATCAAGCTCAAGAGCGGCAAGCAGTTCGAGGTTCGCATCTCCGGCACGACCACGGTGGTGCAGAGTGGTCCGACGCTATCCACAGTGGTCGTCAACCCTGACAATACGCTCACCTTTACTTTTTCCGATGGCTCCACCATCGATTCGACCGGAGCGATCAACGTGCCCTTCGACGACTATAGCGAGGTCGAGTACCTGGCTGACCAGACCAGCGCCGGCACTGTGCTGACGTTCTCTTTTGTCAACGGCCCTGTCCAAAAAGTCTGGGTCGAGATGCAGGCTGCCGACGCCGACGACACGAGCACGGGTCGCGTTCGTGTGGATGGCACCGATCCGACCGCCACGGTCGGCACGTTGCTGCACGCCGGCCAGGTTCAACCCATTAGTTCCCCACCCACCAGCACGGTCAAAGTGCTCGCGCCTTCCGGTAAGGTCGTGAGTGTCTACGGCTACCGGAGATAGACATGAGCAAGGGTAATACCTTTGAAGACGACATTCTGAAGCTGCTGCTCAATGGCACAGCTATCGCCAACATCGCGGACAACGCCGCGTCGTTACCGTTGACTGTCTTGTACCTGTCGCTGCATACAGCCGACCCGGGCGAGGCGGGGTCGCAGACCACCAACGAGATCGCCTACACGGGCTACGCGCGTCAGTCGGTCGCGCGTACTACCGGCGGCTGGACGGTCAGCGCGGGTGTCGCGTCCTTGGCTGTTAACGTCGATTTTCCGGAGATGACGGGTGGTGCTGGTGGCACCGTCACGCACTGGGCGGTCGGTACGGCATCGAGCGGCGCCGGCAAGATTCTGTACAAGGGCGCCGTCTCTCCCACCCAGGTTATCGCGACGGGCGTTATCCCGCGCATCAAGGGCACGCCGAGCGGGACGCCGTCGACGATCAGCGAGGATTGATACATGTCCTGGACCAAGGATTCGGTCAGCGAAGCCCCGAAGGTCGTCTATACCCCCGGACCTGAAGGGCCTATCGGTTGCACGAAACTGGTCTATGACCCTAACGCTCCTGCGGAACAGCGCCTCACGGCGTACTTCTCGCATCTGACGGTGGTCAACGAAACCTTGCAGCAGATCGAGACAGCATTAGGACTGTGACATGGCACTGGCCAACGGCACGACAACGATGTACCTCCCGATCGCCGGCTCTGCCGGCGCTTCGCTTTGGGGTACTGACGTACGGGCCATGCTCACCTCACCGGACGGCACGGCGGACACCAGCTCGACCTTGACGCACGGCACGGGCGGCGACACCCGCTGCACGGTCGACCCTTACACCGCCAGCTCTACGGATGCGGCACAGGACGCGTACGGTTGGGCGATCAACCCCGCCGACGTGGCCGCCGGCATGGGCAGCACGTCAACGCTCAAGCGCAAGATGGCGGCCGGCAATCACGTCTGCACGTTGCGTCTGTCTCACAGCGCAACGCTCGGCGACAGCACGGCCACGCTGCACTTTTTCGCCTATCGAGTCGGGCCGTCGCCGGGGCGCACCCGCACCTTGCTGGGATCTGTGGATCAGGCCATCAGCCTTGGCGCGCTTGGAGCGGAGGCGACCTACAACGCGACGATTGCCTTGGGTGAGGTGGTCTTCGACAACGACGAGACGATTCAGTACAGCTACGAGATCACCGCCACGGGTCAGGTGGTCAGTGGCGCCAGCACGACGTTCCGCACCGGCACGAGTGGTGGTGTGGCGGTGCGGGTGGACTTCCCGGAGTTGCGGACGATCACGGAGATGGTCGGATCGTCGGCGGGTGTCGCTGCGGCCAATGGGGTGACCGGCAAGGTACTGCCGGTGGCCGGCTCATCGGCCGGTGTCGCCACGGTCGCGGGTGTCCTGGGCGCCACCAAGGGCACCGTCGCCTCGGCCGCTGGCGTGGCGGTAGCCGCGGGGGTGGCGGCGGCTGTCAAGGGCACCGTGGCTTCGGCTGCCGGTTCGGCAATGGCTTCGGCTAATATGGCGACAGTCAAGGGCGTCGTGGGCACCGTTGACGTGGGCGCGGGCGGGGGCACTGTGGTGCGCCGCAAGCGGATCATCATTTACGACAAGGCATGACACATGGCGCTCAAGGATTGCATCGGCAAGGCCGGTAAGGCTCTCGACCGTGACGACGCGGACGGGATGCTGTCGCTCGTCGACCAGGGCGTCAGCGAGGCCGATGCGGTCACGCAGCAGATCGTCGCGGTCGAGCAGGAGCTGGCGGATCTGCGGCAACGTGCGCTCGCTGCGGGCGCAAAGGAAGTGCGTTCGCTCTTCCAAGGTTACGGCCCGGGCGGCGGGCAGCCAGATGCCGCAGCCGTGTCCGAGTACGCTACCGAAGCGCAACTGGTCAAGGTGGGCACGCGCAAGGTTGGCGCGGGCAACGTGCGCACCCCGGAAGACGCAGCACGCGCTACCGCATATCTTAGCGTCAACGGTGTCGAGCGCATGGACGCCCTTGTGACCGACGCCAGCGGTAAGGTGCTCGCCGTAGTGGGCGGGTTCAAGGGTACGGTCGACGCGGCTTCAGTCTACAAGCGCACTATCATCGGCGAGGTGTTCGGCATCCCTGGCGCCGCGAACGTGTGGCTGTCACACAACCACCCCAGCGGCGAAGCGTCGCTGAGTGATGCTGACCGTCGCCTGATGTCGGAGATCGCGCGTACGTTCGAGGGTACAAACGTCTCGGTGCGCGGCATCCTCGCCATTGGTGCGGGTGACGGCAATCAGCGTCGGTACACGTTTGATGCTCCTGGCGCCGACCCGATGGTGTCCGGAACGGTCGAGATGGTTCCCGGTAAAACCAAGCCGGTGCTCGAGCGTCAGATAACGCGGTTCGGCACGCTTGGTCCGGCGATTAGTTCGCCCGACGTCGCGATCGCGGCGGTGCGCAACATTGCCGGCAGTACACCCGGCGTCGTCATGCTCAACACGCAGAACGCCCCCGTGGGGTTTTTGCCGTTCGCACCGGAACTGGCCGCCAAGGTCAAGGGTACAGGTGGACTCGAGCAACTGTACAAAGCGTTCGCTCTTGCCAACGCCAGCGGCGCCATCATCGCCAATCCGGACGGTGCGTATACCCGCGAACAGATCGACAATCTGGCTGGCGCCATTCAGTTCGGAGGACTCGAGGGTCGCCCTCTGGATGCCATCGCGTATGACTCGACTGGTACGGGTGGCATGTCGTCGGCATCACGCGGGCAGATGAATCCGACCCGGCAGTATCAGCAGTCCGTAAGTACTCGACTGCCGACCGCCAAGAAAGCAACGGAGAATCCTCTCGAGCAGATGCTGGTTGTTGGTCTAGAGTCCTCGAAACTGGACCCGGATGCGTTTGCGACTAATGTCGGTCTGATCTCGAAGTACGTCAATTTTCCTGCCGGAGTCAAGACGAAGTCGCCCGACAAGCGTGCCGAGATTTTCATTGACGAAGTCGTTGAGAATCTTCTGTGGCTGCATGACCAAGTGCCGCCTGAGACTCGCGTCAGAAGCAAACTCTGGTACGACGGTGCTCGAGCGATTGTTGATCGCTGGGTGGAACAGTACGGTATTACCGATGCCCAGGCGTGCGGCATGATCGCAGTGCTGTCGCCACAAAAGGACTGGTATCAGAACGTCAGTCTCGCGGAACGCGTGGTGAGCATCTTGAAGTCGAAGAGCGAACACGTCTGGGACGACAAGATGACGCAGACCGCCAAGACAATCTTGGCGAAGCCGGAATACGCGGAAGATCTCGGAGAGATCACCGGGAAGTCCCTGTCTCAACTGACCAGCCCGTACCTGAAAGCCATGTGGTTGCGCGTCTATGACCAGACGTACAACGAGCGCGGCTATCACATCTTGACGCCCGAAGGTGACAAGGCCGAGTGGGCTGTCAACGCGGACGGCGTTACTCGCAGCAAGACTGCGTGGGGATCGTTCAACGAAATCGGTAAGGCCATCTCGATCTTCGAGGACGGCAGCATCGCTAATATCAGTGCCAGCCTCGGTGAGCAGCACAAGGTTCGCAACTTCTACAACAACATCTTCAACCCGCAGAGTCAGCACGGCGATGTGACCATCGACACTCATGCGGTGGCGGCGGCATTACTGCGTCCGTTGTCTGGTTCGTCTATTGAGGTGAGTCACAACTTTGGAGGCGGCGGTGCCGCTAGTTCCAGCGTGTTTGGGTCCAAGGGCACCTACGGAATTTATGCTGAAGCGTATCGTCGGGCCGCCGCGCAACGCGGAGTTTTGCCGCGAGAGATGCAGTCGATCACCTGGGAAGCAATCCGTGGTTTATACGCTGCTACTTTCAAGGCGCAGGAGTCGAACGTCACGGCGATCGACAACGTATGGAAACAGTACCGTAAAGGGGAGTTGAGCCTCGATGAAACTCGAAACGAAATCGTCCGAATCGCCGGGGGTGTCACTGCCCCTGAGTGGGAACAATCCGGTGGTGCAGCGGCTGAAGGCGCTGGGCAAACCGGTGACTCGCGAAAACTATCTGGCGCTGGCGTACCCGGAGGGCGCACCGGTTCCGCTGCCAGCCGAGGACGAGGCGATACTGGACGAGGCTCTCGAGAGCTAGAGCAACGCCCCGAGCAAGAGCAGCCGCGCGGTCGCATCAAGCTGTTCCCGGATGGTCGCCGTGTGATCGAGCTGGGTCAGGCGTCCGATCTGTCGACGTTCCTGCACGAGTCGGCGCATCTGTTCCTCGATCTGGAGGCCCAGCTGGCGGCTGAGTTCGGTGTGACCGAACAGCAGCAGCGCATCCTTGACTGGTTCGGCGTCGCGACGTTCGAGGAGATCACGGTTGACCATCACGAGCAGTGGGCTGAGACGTTCGAGGCGTACCTGCGCGAAGGCAAGGCGCCGAGCGTCGGCTTGCGTCAGGCGTTTGCGGCGTTCTCTCGCTGGCTGACCACCATCTACAAAACGCTGATGGGTCTGCCGAACAATAAGCTGGACGCAGAGGTGCGTGCGATCTTTGACCGCTTGCTCGCAACGCAGGAGGAGATTGACCGCGCCGCAGGCAACCCTATCTACGACCAGTTCTTCCGGTCGCGCGAACAGGCGGGCATGACGGATGCCGAGTGGCAGAAGTACCAAGAGAAGCGCGCCAAGGTGAAGCAGAGCGCGACGGTCACGCTGCAGGACAAGGCGCTGAAGCAGTACCGCAAGATGCGCGAGGACGAGTGGAACACTGAGCGTGCGCCCCTGGTCGACGAGGAGATGGAGCGTCTGGGCAAGCAGCCCGTGTACGAGGTCATCAAGGACATCAGCAGCGGCTACCCAATGGACTGGGATGCCACGCTCGAGGTGCTCGGTGCGGATAAGCCCACCGGGCGTCTGATCGGTAAGCTCAAGAAAGGCGGTGTCGACCCGGCTGAGTATGCCGAGCAGTACGGCTACCCGAACACGCGTGCGATGCTCGACGAGATTCTCGCTGCGCCCAGCCTCAAGGCAGCCGCTACCGCTGCCGCTCAGGTGCGGATGATCGAGAAGTACGGCGACATCCTCAACGACGGCACGATCGAGCAGGAAGCCCGTGACGCTCTCCACAATGAGGCCCAGGCGGACCTGCTGATCGACGAAATCAACGCGCTCGATCGTGCCCCTGCCAACCGTGTCGACCGTGAGTACCTGCGCACTGAAGCCGTTCGGCTAATCGGTGGGCTCACGTATCGCGAGATCACGCCCGAGCGGTACTACCAGGCGGAGATCCGTGCCGCGCGTAAGGCGGCTACCGCACGTACGCCGCAGGAGAAGCGCGTGGCCAAGGTGCAGCAGCTGGCCAACCACTATCTCTACAAGGAAGCGACCCGCGTCCGGCAGGAGATGGAAAAGCAGCGTCGTTACGTGCGCAGCGTGCAGACCCGCCAGTACGACACGAAGGAAGTGGAGCCTCAGTACGCTCAGGCCATGCGCGTGCTGGCCAACTTCTACGAACTGCGTACCAAAGACCCGAACCGTGTCCCGCAGCTGGATGCGTACCTCAACTGGCACCAGACGCAACTGAGCGACCCGAACGGCTTCGTGGCCTCGATGCTCACCATGTACGACCCGTACCTGATCGCAGCTCTTGAGGCCAAGCGCCAGGGTCAGCCGATCAGCTACGAGATTCCTACGTTCGAGGAGATGACCGCCGATCAGGTGCGTGGTGTGTACGAGCACCTGCGGCATCTGCGTTTCGTTGGTGGCAGCATGTCCGAGCAGGGTCGCGCCGAGTTCAATGCCGACAAGGCGTCTCTGGCCAACAGCATCGAAACGAACGGCGGGCGTGACGTGCGCCCCGCAGATGTCGTTGCCCCACCGCCGTCACGCCTCGACAAGCTGACGGATAGCCTCAAGCAGCTGGGTTTCTCTCTGGTCAACCTGCGCAACCTGTCGCGCCTCCTGGACGGCTTCAACGAAGACGGCGAGGCGTACCGCCTGCTGTATCGTCTGGTCGAGGATGCCGAGAACGTCAAGCTGCAGGCACAGCGCGACCTGTACGACAAGTACAAGCAGGAGATGGAGGGCATCAACCGGGTCGGCTTGAACCGGAACGAGATCACCATCACGACCGACGACGGTCGCCAGTGGACGACGGATGGCAATCAGCGTCTGATGCTGGCGTTGTACTGGGGCTCCGAGTCGAGCCGCGAGGCGATCCGTGAAGGGCAAGGTGTGACGGACAACGACGTCCTGCGCGTGCTTTCGACCATGACGCCCGATCAGCTGCAGCTGGTCAATGCGATCTGGAAAATCAATGAGAGCCTGTGGCCTTCGCTGTCGGCTGCGGCTGTCCGCATGTACGGCGTCGCGCCGCCCAAGCTGGAGGCACTGCCGTACACCATCAACGGCGTCACCCTGACGGGCGGTCACATGCGCCTGTACTACCACAGTCTCACGGACGAGATGAAGGAAGTGCAGGACCAGGGCGGCAAGTTCATGTCGATCATGCCGTCGCGTGCGGGCTCGACCATCGCTCGTGTCGGCTCGGGCGGCAAGCCCGTGTTGCTCGATCGCAGCAATATCACGCGTGCGTACAACGACGCGCTGCACTTCATCGCTTACGCCGAGCCGGCGCGTCGCCTGGCGGGCTTGGTCAACAGCGGCGACGTCAAGGGTGTCATCGTGCGCAAGCACGGTGAGGCCATGTACAAGTCGCTGGTGGAGAACCTCGAGGGCATTACGTCCAACCGCAACGAGCGAGAAGCCATCAAGTTTTTCGCGGACCTGTCGCGCCACATCCGCAAGATGGCAACGCTACGTCATCTGGCGTACTCCATCCGCAACGCGCTGCAGGGCTTGTCGTCGATCAAAATCGCGAAGGACGAGGTGGGCGCTGCACGCCTGATGGCAGCTTACGCGCAGGTGGTCACATCGCCGCGCGAGACGATCCGCACGATCAACGAACTATCTGTGGTCATGCGCAACCGTGGCTCCCTGGTCAATCGGGAGTCGGCCGAGTTCCTGCGTGAGATGAGTTTCGGCGGCCCGGCCGAGGCGGGGTGGAACACCTTTGTCGCCGCCGGCTTTGCGCCGCAGAAGCTGATCGACTCGCTGATCGCCTATCCGGTCTGGCTCGCTCGCTACAACCAGTACGCTGAGGATGTGGCGAGCGGCAAGATGACGCAGCGTGACGCCGTGAGCAAAGCGGACGAGGCGGTCGCGGCGTCGGTGGGCAGCGGCCAGGATCTGCAGATGGGCGCCATTTTCCAGATGAACAAGCCGGAATGGGTCAAGGTCATGACTGCGTTCGGCTCGTGGTTCAACAATTACTTCAACCGTTTGTACCGCGAGAGCAAGGGCTTCAGCGGCGACGGCTTCAAGTCCTGGGGCTTCTACCAGGCCGCGCTGACCACACCGATGATTGTGGCTGTCATGTCCGCCCTGATCGTGGCGGACGAGCCGGCGGAAGACGAGGACTGGATGAGCTGGGCGCTGAAGCGGTACGGCGCGTTCATGGCGGGCTTGTTGCCGCTGGTGCGTGACTTCGTGTCCGCGGCTTCTGGCATCCCGTCCCGTACGCCGCTGGCGATGGTGCCGGAGACGCCGGTGCGTCTGGCGCGCGAGATCAAGCAGACGATGGAGGGCCAACAGTCCTCCGAACGTGCCGTCTCCGACTTCCTCAAGCTAACTGGTACAGTAGCACCCATCCCGGGCCTGGGTAACGTCACACGTCTGCTGGACTACAAGGACAGCTATGACGAGGGCAACGAAGGCCCCGACTTCCGCTTCTACAACGCCCTTGTGGAAGGGCCTGACAGGAACAAGTAATCATGCCCAGCAATCAGCAATCACGACTTGGGCAGGCGCCGGGATCGGGCGCAAAGGAACCGTGCGGGGCGTACTCGCAGGGCAGCCCGATCACTCGCAGCGGCCTGTACGTTCTGGGCGGTGTCATGCTCACCGAGGGCATGCGCGTACTGGACAAGGACAGCACTCCGGCCAGCAGCCGCGGCATCTACGTGGCCAGCGCCGGCACTTGGGAGCGCGCCAAGGACTGGAACGCCGACAATGACCTGCGGTCCGGCACGATGATCCCGGTCCCCGACAAGGTCTATCAAGTCCAGTTCGTCGGCACGCACGTGATTGACGCGACGAGCTACAGCTTCGCTGAGGCCGTGTCCTTTCAGTCGATCGTCACGGAAGAACAATCGCTGCTGACCGGCGCGACCACCTTCACGACTGCGACGCCGTTCAAGGCGACCGACAAGGTCGCTGTGTACATCAACGGTCTGCGCGAAGACGACATCACCCTCACGCCTCCGAACACCATTACGTTCCCGGCGCTGTCTGCCAATGCCGACGTGCTGGTCGATCTGTCGATCGCCAGTGCCGCCCTGAGCGTGACGGACGCGCAGCTGCGCGCCGATCTCGCCAGCAACGTCAGCGGGAAGGGCGCTGCGCTCGTCAAGTTCGAGGGCGGCAGCAATACCGTGCAGGACTTGGCGGGGACGGATTCGGGGGAAGGCGGATATCTGGTCGGGTACAAGCAGCGCAGCAGCACAAATGCCCCAAGCATTACGATGGGTCGTGATGCAGACAATGAAATCCATCTGTTCAATTATTTGAGCGACGCCGAATTAGCGGACGTTCTCGCCGGAACGCTTTTGGTTGACGTAACGGCGAAGGCGCAGCAAGCGTTTGATGATTGGATCAGCAAGGGCAACGCCAATCAGCGTGGTATGACGCTCGTGTTCCCAGAAGGTGAGGCGCTCATCACCGGCCTAAACATCGGGTTCGTTACGGGCGGCAGTGGATCAGCGGCTACCCGTGATGTCTACAACAAGACATATCGCGGTGGCGGTCGCTTTGTCGGGACCAAGACCAATGGTCCCTTGGTCAACATCGAAGGCGTGCTCAACAGCGATTTGTATTCGCTGCGTGTAAAAAACCTCTCTGTGGCCGCAACGTCGCGTGCCGTTCGCATGGCCCGCTATTACGGCGCCAATTGCTTCGGCGGTCTGTTTACGGGTGGAGAAGCCGCGCTAGAACTGCAAGGCAACCTCACGAATTTCTACGGCACTGGATTCACCGAGGCCGGGACGGGCGTTCTCGTCACCGGCAGCACCGCGAACTGCGTCGGCATCAACCTCAATCAGTGCGATTTTGAGCGCAACACGCAGTACAACATCAACATCAACCGTACCAGCGGCACGCAGCCATCGATTGCTATCCGGGACAGCTATTTCGAGTCTGACTCTGCGTCAATGCTGGCGCATATCCGTCTCGCCAACATCCTGACGGCAAAGATCGACGGTAACTATTTCGGGTTCAATCGGACGATGGACGGTATCGTCATTGCCGGAACGCTGTCCGCAGCAACGGATATCAACGCGCTGGTCGGTCGTAACCAGATTCGCATTTTGGACAACCTGGGATCTATCAACGTCGCCGCGATCAAGGTCAATTTCATCGCCCGCGAGTCGGGTACTGCTGATACTGCTCTACGCGGCGTGCGCTATCGGGGCAATCGTCTGCAAGGTAATACCAGCGCGGATACGGTTCTAGGTCCGACAGGGGCTTACTCCGGCAGCGCCAATGCCGGGCACGTTTACTCAATTAATGAGGAAGGCTTTCGGTTTCCTGTCAAGGTCGAGAATTTCGATTTCTCGTCGCTGTCTGGTGGCGCAGGCAGCGCCCCGAATAACTGGATCAACGCTATTGGAGCAGCACCAACAAGTGCGGCGACCATCAGCCCCTACGGCGGCGGGAACTCGCTGGTCAAGGCAGACGGTTACGTCTACCAGCAGGTAAGCGTAAAGACGAACACGCTTTACAGATTCACCGCTTACACGCAGTGCAGCGCAGCAACTGCAACTGCACGCCTGCAAATCTTCAACACTGCTTTGAGCGTTAACCTTGCTCAGTCGGACGGTTCGACTTCAACGACTCCGGTCCTGCAAGAAGTGTGGTGGTACAACACGACCGAGACAGCGGTGCGCCTGCTGCTGCGTGAAACTGCAGATAGTGGTGCAGCTTCGGTATCGTTCTCTGAAGTCAAGATGATCGACTACACGAATTAAGGAACCAAACAAATGACCACACAACAAATTGACATTGCACAGATCGTCCAGCAGCCGGACATTGCTCGGCTTAGCGCGCTTGCTGGCGCGGGCGGTGCTGCGCTGATCGGCGGCAGTCTCCTACGCGTCGCCAACGTGACAGCGGCGCGCGCTCTGACAGCCGCAACAGACGGCTCTGTTCTTTTCATCGACGGCAAAGACGGCGGCCTGTTCCGGCGCGATTCAACCGATACGACGAGTGTAGAGAACGGCGCTAGTTTCTGCGGCACGATTATCCGCGACACGACCTACGCCACGGCCGGCGTGTGGAAGCGTGTATACGATGCCGAAGTTGATCCGCGCTGGTTTGGCGCGGCACTTGACGGCGTGGCAACAGATGACACTCCGGTTTCTTCCGCTCTTGCCGTTGGTGACACAGTTATTTCCAGCGGCACCGCGCTGATCGACAACATCACCATGTCCACCGCCCGTCGGCGTCTTCGCGTTGCGCGTGGGGCGACACTGAAGCTCAAGACTCCGGCCGTTGCATTTACCACCGGTGTGACGGTGAGTGCCAATGATTGCTCAGTGCTGATCGAAGGGACGCTAGACATTAACAGCACGACGCGCACCGGCATCGATGTAGGCGCTGACCGCGTGACAGTGGACGTTGAGGAAATCGTAAACGGCACGGCGGATGTAGATTCCGGCGGTTCCGTTTCTGGCGTTCGCTTCAACAGCGGCGTGGATGGCTACTGCATCATCCGCAAGGGTCGCAATTTCACCAACACCGGAAATACCAACGGCAGCACTCCACGCTTGCTGTCGGTTCAAGGCACGACGGATCGGTTTCACTGTTCGCTGGTCAAAGGCTTCAACATTGGCGGCTCGACTGTTGTCACTGCGGGTAGCGGTGCTATGGTCTTTGGAACCATCGACACCGAGGATTGCGCCGATAACGGTCTGTACAACTTCGGCACGAATGTCACCGTTGACAAGATCATCTATCGCGGCAACGAAGAAGCCGTCATTAACGCAGGCGGACTGAATCTTGGTACGCTGGAACTGCGCGACAGCGTAGTGTCGGGGCTTGGTCTGCAAAGCGCCAACTACACGCAAGTAGACAACATCAGCATCGTGCCTGGCGCAAGCTCGGCCGTCACGCCACTATCCATCATGCGGACTCGCGCCGATAACGTGGCGAGCGGTCCCGTCACCATCGGTCGCGTCACCGGACGTCTGCGCGGCTCGTCTCTGTTCCAGCTTTCCACGGGCACGGTATCGCGTCTCGATCTTGGCGATTGGGATGTTGACTACGAATATGACGCAGGCGTGTCTGGCGTCATCACTTCGTGGGCGGTCATGACCGGCGTTCAGCAGTACAACGTGAATGACATTCGCGTCCGGATCATTGACGTCAACAACGTGCTGACCGGCGCAAATATCTTCCAGTGGCAGTTCCCGACCTCTGTGGTGGCCGACAGCTTCATCAAGGATATTCGGATCGGGCTGGTGAACGCGGATGAGACGACGGCCAGCGCGGCAACTCTCCGCATGACCAGCATCGCGGTTGCCCGCGTCATGCTGGACGGCATCATCATTCAGGACGTTGCCGGCACGATCTACGGGAAGGAATATGTGATTGGCGCCGCGCAATATGGTGCGGCCGGTAACGTGATTCTCGGCACCGCTGCCCCTACGGGCGGGCATTGGAAGCAAGGCACAGACCTCGTGCTGGCAAATAAGGCGGCTGCGCCGTTTCGGGCTCGCTGCACGGTCACCGGGACACCAGGAACGTGGGTGCTGTACTAATGACCCCCGACCAGCTTGCCCAGTTCGCCCCTGCTGCAGCCCGTTTCCACGCGGCGCTGCAGGACTGTTTCAAGCGGTGGGGGATCAACACCACGCAGCGGCAGTGCGCGTTCCTCGCGCAAGTGGCGCACGAGTCCGGCGGGTTCAAGTACGTGCGCGAGATCTGGGGGCCGACCGACGCCCAGAAGCGCTACGAGCCGCCCAGCAAGCTGGCGCAGCGCCTGGGGAACACCCAGCCGGGCGACGGCAAGCGCTTCATGGGCCGCGGCCTGATCCAGATCACGGGGCGGGCGAACTACTCCCAGTGCAGCCATGCGCTGTTCGATGACTTCGGCCTGCTGCTGGACACGCCCGAGATGCTGGAGCTGCCGGAGCATGCGGCCTCGAGCGCCGGCTGGTTCTGGTCCTCGCGCGGCCTGAACGCGATCGCCGACGCTGGCGACTTCGAGAAGATCACCCGGCGGATCAACGGCGGCCTGAACGGCTACGAGGACCGGCAGCGGTGGTGGGCGAAGGCCAAGCAGATGTTCATGGTGCACTGACCCATGAGCCTGAGCAGCCGCTTCCTTGAGCTTGTCACCGACAGCAGCGACGGCAAGCTGTCGTGGTCCAAGTGCGGGGCGATCATCGCCGGTACAGCCTTCACCTACAAGATGGTGGCCGACCGACCCGACGACTGGCTGCTGTGGACCATCTACATGCTGACCGTGGGCGGCTACGTGGTGCTGCTGAAACTGCTGAACCTTCGCTATGGAGGCGGCAATGCCCGCACTACTCCTTAACCCCTACGTCCTGCTCGGCCTGCTGCTGGCGCTGATGGGCTCGCACTGGTACGCCTACCGTACCGGCATCGAGCGCGAGCAGGACGCCCAGGCCAGCCGTGAACTGCTGATTCAGCAAGCGGCACAGAGTACCGCTAGCCTGACGGCCGAAACCATTGCTAAGATTGAGGTCAAGCATGTGACCATCCGGCAGATTGCGGAGCGCGAGATCCATGAGAAACCTGTGTATCGCGATTGCCGCCACACTCCTGACGGGATGCGCGTGCTTAACGCCGCGCTCGCCGGAACCGAGCCCGCTGGTGATCTCCAGCTGCCCGCCGCTGGTGGCCCTGACACGCGATGACTTCGGTGCTACCACGCTCAAGCTCATCGATGTGGCAAGCCAGTACCACAAGTGCCGTACCGCGGCGCTCGGAAAGGATGCGAAGCCGTGAGTTCAACAACGCCTGGCGACCAGTTCACTCGTCAATTCGAGCAAAAGCGTATGTCGGATAACGGCGAGCCGCGCATGTTCGTGTGGGACGAAGACACCCGCAAGTTCATCTCAAGCCTGGTCACGGAGCTGCACAAGCGAGCTCGTCAGGATATGGTGGCCGCATTCGGTGTGCTACCCGAGATCCACGCCGAGCAGCACACCACCATGCAAGAGCTGATCCCCTGGATCAAGGCGCAGCGCGACGTGGCCGAACGTCGCGCTGCGCTGTATGCCCGCATCACTACCGACGCCTTCATCGATGCGCTGCGATGGGCGATGAAGTGGGGCATCCTGCTGATACTGGCGTCCGTGGCGTACGGCATTCTGCCAGGCGTCAAGGCCATCGTCGGCATGATTCTCAGCGGCGGCTAGGCTCGCGTGCCGCGCAACCACGCGGCTTTCTCACCCGTCTTGCGCATCTGTTTGCTACGCGCTCGACCGGCGATCTGACACAACTGACTGGTGGTCAAGGCTGGCCGCGTGCACTTGGCGTCGCTGTGCTTGCGTCGGATTCTTTCTTTCAGCGCGGCATCTGACACGCAAGGCGGCGTGAGCGGCCGCAACTTCTCGAACCGCTCACGATTCGTCATCGAGCACCTTACGCTGCAGCCGGATCATCCGTTCGATCGTGACCTGTATCAGCGCCACGCCCAGGACGCCAGCGACCATTGCGACAGGTACGTCGGCCTGCAACATGGACCGTACGCTGACGCCGAGCAGGAACATGCTGACCGACAACTGCAGCAGGACCATCAGTACGGCACGTACCGGCACGATCATGACGTGCTCCCCATTGCGTGATCGATGACCACTCGCAGGTCTGCCACGAACTGCTCGTCCGTGTAGTAGTCAACACCCTTGCCAGCCTCGAACATCTCGATCAGCTTGCGCAGACGCTCCGCTGCTTGTTGTGCTTCGGTCACAGTCCTACTCCCTGGGCAAGTACACGCAGCACCACGATGATACCCGCGCTGAGGGCGATGTAAGCGCCGGTCTTGAACATGACACCGATCACGCGATCGGCGGTACGGAACAGCGCGTCTTGCTGCGCGATCAGCCCGGTGTCGCTGGGCTCAGGTTGCGGCGGCAACGTGACCGCCATCGGGCGCGAACCGAACATCCGGTCACGCAGCGTGAGGCGGAACTGCGGCGCCTGGTCGTGATAGATCATCACACTCTCCTAGTGGTTACTGGTGAGACTTGATCTTACTGCCCGTTGCGTCAATAAGCAAGCGGGCCTGATCGATGTAGTAGCGATAGTTGATATTGGTCCGATCGATCTGGCGGATGTCGTTGCAGACGTGGATCTTGTACCCGACCTGCAGACCCGTCCGGCGCGCTTCGTACACGCTCTTGTTCTTGGTGTGGATGCGCGGGTCGTGCACGCCGGTCTGATTGAGCGTCACGTAGTCGCGATCCGACACGCCCGTGCCCTGCTTGTAGTCGCCGATTTTGCGGCCAGGAGGCGGCGGCATCGTCTTGAACAGGGCCTGACCATCCGTCGACACATAGTAGCGGATTGTGTTTTGCAGGCGCGTGCCGTCCTCCAGTTCCAGACTGCTTGCCCTCGGAACCTTGGCACGCAACATGAAGTCCATCACGTCGGGGTGCCCATAGATGTACTGCTCCAGGTCCGCACCTTCGATGAGTACCGCCTCGGCGGCTTTGGCCACGATCAGCTCGCTGTGGTCCTTGTGCCATTCGAGCACGTACTCGTACGCGCCCTTGCGCTTCACGCCCTTGCCGTTCTCTTTCTCGGCGATATAGCTGTTCACGTCGCGGATGAACATGCGCGAGTAGCGGGCTTCCTCCAAGTCCAGTCGAGTCAGCTTCTGCCACCATTCGGTGATCTGGTAGACCAGCGGCAACAACGTGCGCTTGACGCGTATGGTCATGCCGTCCGTGTTGATCTGCAGCAGTTGCAGATCCGGCAGGGTGAGCATTTTCTCGGCCATCATGCACAGCAGCAACTGCCCGTTGACGGTGATGCTCATCGTGTACTGCGGGTCATAGAACGGACTGTACGGATTGTTGCTGTCGCCATACACACCGTTGAGCGCCAGTTTCAGCATCGCGTTCTCTGCGCTACCTTTCTTGTACTGCACGCGCTGCGCCTTCATGTCCGCGTAGATGTCACAGAACTGATCGCCCAGATGCTGCGGATAGAAACGATTGACGATCGCCAGCGACGGGTAGTAGCTGGTGACGTCCAGGTCGAGAATGCACCACTCATCATCCGCCTCAAAGGTCTGACCCAGCACCGACCCGTGAATACCACCCGTGCCGAAGTGGAACGTGAAGCCGTGCACGGTGCATTGGACGTCGGAGAAAACCCCGATGGTTTCCTGGATCACCTGGGCGCGCAACCACAGCAGTACGCGATTCAGTTCGGGATGATCGAACTGCACGTACCGCAAGATCACGTCGTTGAGCGCGATCATCGGACGGTGCGTCTGCCGAGGCTCGCGCTGACCGGGCGGATAGCACACGCCGGGCGTGTGTTCCTCCAGCTTCATCACGAAGTAGTCTTTGCCGATCTTGGTGTCGTTGTGGTTCGTGAAGTCGCGACCGTATCGTGCCGTGAGCTGGTCACGAAACTCGATCATTTCGGTCGAGTGATAGTAGAACTTCATCGTCTCAGCGACGTCGTGCAGGTTGTAGTGCAGGAGTGTCGGAACCTGATCCGCAGTCAGGAACGAGCCCACCGGGAACGGCAGGTCTTCGATGCTGTGACTGCGCATGTTGAACTCCAGCACTTTGAGGCTGGTAGCACGCGCCTTGTTGTTGAAGTGATGTATCAGGAACAGATCGACTTGTGGTATCAGCACTTCGTACGACGCAACGCGCGTGCCAAACTTGTCCTGGCTGCCGATGATCTGCTGCACGCGCTGATAGATTTCCGCGGCTGTCTGCGTCCGTCCGGTCAGGATGTAGTGCAGGACCGGGTAGTCGAAGCCCACATTGTTGAAGCCGATCAACCGCACGCACTGCTCCTGGAGCCAGCGGCAAAACTCGATCAGCTGCCACAGGTCATTGCGCCAGTCGCTGATCTCGAACACGCGCACCAGACCCGTGTCGCACTGCATGAACGTGGCGGTGAAGACGTTGGGGTATGTCTCGAGGTCATACACCCAGTTGAGAGGTTTGTTCATTGCGTCATCCTGAGAAAGAACGGCCCGCCTCGCGCGGGCCGTCCGTGCTGCTGCTTGCCGTTACCGCACGCCGCCCGGCGGCACCATGAAGCCCGGGTTGGGCGCGTAGCCCACGCCCGGTGCCTGGGGCATGCCCGGCATGGTGGGGGCCGGGGCAGCGACCGGAACCTGCGGCACCGGAGCACCACCGACCGGCATGCCCGGCATGGTGGGAGCCGGGGCAGGTGCTGCCATTGCCGGCATCGGCGTGCTGGCCACCGGCATGCTGCTGGCGCCCGGCGGCAGCGTGTAACCGCCGGCCTGGGCCAGCACGGCGCCGACGTCCGGACCCGAGCGGATCTCCTCGCCGTAGCCGCACAGCTGCACGAAGTCGGGATTCACGTAGAGCCCGGGGGTCTGGCTGGGGGCGTTGCCGCGGATGCCGACATAAGCACGCAGGTAGTCGCCGCGCTTGATGGCCTTCACGTCGGTGATGGTGGTACGACCGTCCGGTCCGACGACCTGGTACAGATAGCCGCTGCTGATCTTGAGGATGATGTGGCCGGCGAAACCTTCACGGTTGGCGTAGGGCTTGCCCTGCTTGTCCACGCCGTCACCGTCGACCATCTTCCAGGCGAAGGCCGGCGCGCTGTACTGACCCTGCGGCCAGTCACGCTGGGCAGCCTGCACCATGAGCGGCCACACGGTCGCCATGAACGCGGGATCAGACTTGGGGAACGCCAGTGCGACGTAGACCTGCTGCTGCTTGGTGCCGTCCGGCTTGGTCTTGGGCTGCTTGGTGCGGTCGTCGATGACGTCTTCGAGCTTGAGGGGGTGGCCCTGCACGAGACGACCGACAGGGGTGAGGACGCGAATGGGGTCAGCCATGATGCTTTTCTCCGAGGATGCGAATGATGCGGTTGGGGTCTTGTTTCACCAGCTTGACGCCGTTGCTGGGAACCTCACTGTACGCGGCAATGACGGCATCGTCAATACCGGCAGCTTTGGCTTGCGTCGGCGTAATCGGTTCTTCTTTCACGATGCTCAGGCTGTACATCGCACCCAGCGACTTGAGCATGTCGAGGGTGTACTCGGGCTTCCAGCGACGGCGGCCCTTGGTATCTTGCAGACCGTAACCCGGCACCGGCTTGTTGCTACGCAGGAACTGCTCGGCCTGGGCGCGCATAGCGGTGAGTCTGGCGTCAATCGCTTCCTTGGCGCGTTCGAGCAGATCCAGCTCAAACGATACCGCTTCGGGCGTGACCGGCTCGATCATGCTGACGCCGGCATAGTCAACACTGGCCATCGCCGCACGACGCGCGGTCTGGCAGGCGTGACGACCCGGGCAGAATTCACAGTGCGAGCCGGACAGCGTCGGCGGGTTGGGCTGCAAAGCGCGGGTGGCAGCATCCTCCAGCTGGTTGATGTGATCGCGAATACTGTGGGCAGGAAACGCCCACTTGCGGATCGGACCTTCGGCGGTAAAGCAGCGCGGCTGCACAACGCGAAACTCGACCACGGCCTCCAGGTCCGACACCTGTAGAGCGTCGAGGATGCCGGTTGCGTACACGATGAGCTGATCGTTCTCGACGACCTCGACTTCCTTGTGGCCGAACTTGTAATCCCAGACGATCAGGCGCTTTTTGCCGGGGATGTACAGGTACGCATCGGGCGTGCCGTAGCAGTGCTCCGCATGGATACGCGGGACTTTCACGGGGGCCTCGACGACGAGAGTCAGCGACTTCTCCGACTGCTCGTAGTGCTTGACCGTGGCGAGCACGTCGTTGGCGTACACCTTGGCGCCGTCGATCATCTCTTGCGACAGGAACACACCGTTTGGTGCGACCGTGCCGGGCGCCGGTTCCTTGTGTCGGCTGATGATTCGTTCCGCAACCCAGTGCGATGCCGTACCCTCGCGCGTGGCGTCCGTGTCGGCCTGCGGAAACATGGCGACCATCACGGCATAGCTTGGGCAGCGCCGCCATCCGGCGGCGCTACTCGGAGCGAGGAAGGCGTGAGCGCCGCTCACGGCTGGGCCGCCTGCAGATCGGCATGCAGCGCCGCGTGCAGGTCGGGACGGGTGGCACCCAGCGCCAGGACGGGCAGGCCGCGGGCGTTGGCGATCGCATTCAGCTTCTGGATGTCGACGCCGCGCATCATCGCTTCCTGCATGGCCTGGCACACGCGCGGCCAGTCGATCGTTTCAGCCGCAGCCGGCTGGGTCACGGGGGCGACGGGCGGGGCGACCGGAGCCGGAGCGGCAGCGACAACCGGCGGCGCCACGGGGGCAGCGACAACCGGCGGCGCCACGGGGGCAGCGACAACCGGCGGCGCCACGGGCGGGGCGACCGGGACGGTGACGGGGGCGGGGCCAGCGACAACCGGCGGTGCCACGGGCGGGGCGACCGGGGCCGGCGCAGCGGCAACACCCTGCCGGGCGCGCAGTTCCGCGATGACGCTGTTGTACACGCTGTCATGCACGGCCTTGCGGCGGCGCCAGGTGCCGTCAGCCACGAGCGCCTTGCTGCTGCTGTGGATGCGCTCGTCCCAGGGCAGACCTTCCTTGTCGACGCTCGGCGTCGGACCTGTGGGAGCGGTCGGTTCCGGAGTGTCGGTGCTCTCGGGCTGCGCTGCGCTGGCGTTGGCGGTGGCGACGGTGGGTGCAGCAACGAGGGGCAGCGGCAGCTGGTTGGCGCCACCCTCACGATGGTCGGCCAGCTCGTTGAGGAACTTGCCGACGAGTCGCAGTTCGGACGAGGTGTGAATGTCAAGACTGATGTTCATCTGTTGCATCTCCGTATGGGTTGTTGACGGGGACGTCAGTGAACCATATATTGCCGGCATCGTCAACAGGAGGTTCTATGCGATTCGGGGAGCGGGTGATGGATGCAACTGTCGCTTGGCGGCAAAAGACAGGCGGACGTTACGACCCGTCCGTGCTGTACGTCGGCAACGAAGCGCGCGTGCAGATGCAAGAAGAAGCCGAACGCCAGTACCTTTACGTCGATGCCCACGGGCGGGCGTTCTACCAGGGACTGCTTGTCGTTGTTGTCGATCAGCCCAAGTGGCTTGAGGTCGGTTGAGTCACATGCAACTCAGACCCTATCAGGAAAAAGCCTCGATCGAGACGGATGCAGCGTGGAATGACGGTGCCCGCAATGCGATTGCTGTGATGCCTACGGGCGCAGGTAAGTCGCTATTTTCAGCAGCCAAGGCCAAGCAGAACACGACGAGCGGGACGTGTGTGATCGCGCACCGCGAGGAGTTGACGAGCCAGATGGCGCTTGCTCTTGCCCGGTGCGAGGTGAAGCATCGCGTGATCGGTCCGACCAAACTGGTCAAGACCATCGTGCAGGATCAGCTGGCGGAAATCGGAACCAGCTACTTTGATCCCAACGCGCCGGTCGCGGTTGCCGGCATCGATACCCTGATCCGCCGCAAGGAACAGCTGGCGCATTGGCTGCCGCAGGTCGGGCTGTGGATCATGGATGAAGCGCACCACGTCCTGCGCGAGAACAAGTGGGGCGAGGGCGTGCAGATGTTCCCGAACGCTCGCGGCCTAGGTGTCACGGCCACCCCGATGCGTGCCGATCGCAAAGGCTTGGGCAGTCACGCGATGGGCGTGTTTGACGCGATGGTGCTCGGTCCGACCATGCGCGAGCTGATTAACCAGAAGTATCTGTGCGACTACATGCACGAGGGGCAGTGTCATATCTACTGCCCGCCGAGTGACGTTGACCTGACGCGTGTCGACGTCAGTGCGACCACGGGTGACTTCGTGCAGCCGCAGCTCAAGCAGGCGGTGCGCGAGTCTCACATCGTCGGTGACATCGTCGAGCACTACTTGCGCCTGGCGCGCGGCAAGCTCGGCGTGGTCTTCGCGACCGACCTTGAGACAGCATCGGACATTGCCGCTCGATTCAAGACTGCTGGCGTACGTGCCGAAGCGATCAGTGGCAAGACACCGCATGCCGTACGTGTCGACCTGGTGCGTCGCTTTCGTCGTCGCGAAGTAGAAGTGCTGGTCAACGTCGATCTGTTCGGCGAAGGATTTGACCTGCCGGCACTGGAGGTAGTCATCTTTGCGCGACCGACGCAGAGCTATGGACTCTACGTGCAGATGTTCGGGCGCGTGCTACGCCCTGCTCCTGGCAAGCTGTTTGGCATGGTCATCGATCACGTTGGCAACGTGCTGCGTCACGGCGGTCCGCCGGACATTCCGCGCGTCTGGACGCTGGACAACCTGAGCGACCGTCGCCCGCGCGCCGCGCATGACGATGACGAGATCCCGCTGCGCCCGTGCGCCAACTGCACCCGTCCGTACGAGCGGTTCCTGTCCGCTTGTCCGTACTGTGGTCATCAGCCGGTGCCTGCCGATCGGAGCGCGCCGGAGTTTGTCGACGGCAACCTGATGCAGATCGACCCCGCGTGGATCATGCGCATGCACGGTGAGGTGCGCCGCATCGATGGCGACTTCAACGACGTGGCCCAGGCGATGCGACGTGCGGGTGCACCGGAAGCAGCGGTACGCGGCGCCATGAAGCAGCACGAGCTACGTCGTGACGCACAGGGCGCGCTGCGCGCGAGCATCGCGTGGTGGGCGGGGCATCAGAAGTCGCTCGGTCGCAGCGATGAGGAAAGCTACGGGCGCTTCTATCACAGCTTCGGAATTGACGTACTATCCGCGCAGACTCTCGGTCGGCCCGAAGCAATCGCACTGGCGGACCGCATCAATCAATACATCGGGAGGAACGGACGCTGATGGTCTATTACAACGAGATAGATCCGTACGCGGCGCAGTGGTTGAAGAACCTGATCGCGGCCGGACACATCGCTTTCGGTGTCGTTGACACGCGAAGCATTGAAGACGTAACACCAAACGACTTGAGGGGGGCAACACAATGTCACTTTTTTGCCGGGATCGGCGTGTGGTCGTACGCACTACGCAACGCGGGGTGGCCTGATGAACGACCTGTCTGGACAGGCTCATGCCCTTGCCAACCTTTCAGCGCGGCAGGCAAAGGTGTTGGGTTTCATGACGAGCGGCACTTGTGGCCCAGCTTCCACTGGCTCATTGAACAGTGCCGCCCTGCAATCGTCTTTGGAGAACAGGTTGCGAGCAAAGACGCAGATCCTTGGATCGACCTTGTACAAGCTGACATGGAAGCCTTGGGGTACGCTTTCGGGGCCGTCCCGTTCCCGGCTGCGAGCATCGGCGCACCGCACATCCGCGACCGACTTTACTGGGTGGGTCACGCCAACTACGCGCGACTGGAAGGACAGCGGAGCGGACATCAAGTCCAGAACGGACGGCTCGGAGAGGTTCGATCAGCTGCCGCGACAGGCGAATCTGGCGGGCTGGCCGACACCCATGAGCGGGGACGGCCCGAAGGGTGGGCCAGGACAGAATTCAGCCTACCTGACGCCAACGGCGCACCTTGCGGGCTGGCCGACACCGATGGCCGGGACTCCCGCGCAGAACGGCAACAGCGCCGCGGGGAATACAGACAGCAGCCGTCAGACCGCGGCGCTATGCGGAGCGCAGATCGCCGGGCACAAGCTGAATCTGACGGAGGCCTGGTCGGGCCCGGCCCGACTAACTGCTTCTGGCGATCTGCTGACTGGCTGCTCTGCCGGGATGGAAAGTGGCGGCCAGTTGAACCCGGCACATTCCCGCTGGCTCATGGGGTTGCCGGCCGAGTGGGACGCCTGCGCGCCTACGGAAATGCGATCAACGCGGAAGCCGCGCGTGTCTTCATCGAATCCGTAATGGAGTGCATGCCATCATGACCCCTGAGCTATACGACTGGGCAGCACGGCACGGATTGTCGCAGTCAGCCGTGGCTGAGTTGCGCATGATCCTAGGGGCGGCAGGCAACGAGTTGCCGCGCCCGGAGATCCGCAACGACATGAGCGAGGCGGGCGTGCAGTCACGGGTGCGTCTCGAGGCCGCACGCAAGGGCTACCTCGTCTTCCGCAACAACGTCGGCGCGATGGAGGATGTCAACGGCCGGGTCGTACGGTTCGGCCTGGCGAATGACTCCGCGGCGCTCAACAAGCGCATCAAGTCCTGTGACCTGATCGGCATCAAGCCCGGTGGGCAATTCTGGTGTCGCGAGGTCAAGCACGCGTCGTGGCACTACACTGGTACGGAGCGCGAGGAAGCGCAGCTCCGATTCATTCAACTGATCCTGAGTCTGGGCGGCGATGCTGCCTTCAGCACCGGGGGGATTTGACCATCCGGTCAATCCAGAGTTACCCTTACCGTCACTTATCTAAGAGCAATTCAATGTCCAATCGTACACGTATGTCGAAGGCGGATCGTACCGAGGAAATTCTCAAGGCGACGACCGAACTGGCCGACCGTCACGGGCTGGCCGGTATCACGCGCGAGATGATCGCCAACCGCCTCGGCATCAGCACGGGGCTCATCAACTCGCATTACGGCACGATGCAGCAGCTGCGGCGCGCGGTGATGCGGCGTGCCGTCCAGGGCCGCAACCTCAAGCTGATTGCCGAGGGTCTGGTACTTAACGATCCGGTGGCGCGAAAGGCGCCGGACGAACTGCGCAAGGCTGCCGCTGCTGCCATCGTCTGAGGTAGCCGATTATGCTACCTGTACCGCTCAGACCCCTGGCGGCGTACCGGCAGTTCATCCTGTGGCGTCTGGCTGACGGGACCAAACTGCCCGTCTCACCGCGCGACGGCACGGTCTGCGACGCACATGACGCCAGCCATTGGGTCAGTTACGACGAGGCCCAGCAGTATCAGCGCCTGCACAATGCTACGGGGGTTGCGTTCGTCATCACCCAGGCGGCAGGCTTCTGGTTCCTGGACATCGACAAGTGCCTGACGCCCGCCGGCACCTGGTCACCCCTGGCGCTGCACCTGTGTGAGCGCCTGCACGGTGCCGCCGTCGAGGTATCGCAGTCAGGCAAAGGCTTGCACTTGTTCGGCCGCGGCACGGTGCCGCCACACGGCTGCAAGAATGTCTCGCTCGGCATCGAACTGTACACCGACCGCCGCTTCGTGGCACTCACAGGCATCAACGCCATCGGCAACGTCACGCACGATGCGAGCGCGCAGATCGCCAGTGTGGTCGCCCAGTTCTTCCCGACCGATGGTGAGGTGGGCGGCCCTGGTGAAGCGAACTGGCAGGATGTGGCCTCGCCCGACTGGTCTGGTCCGGCCGATGACGGCGAGTTGCTGACGCGCGCTCTGTCCGCCCGGCAGAGCGCGGCGCAGATCGTCGGTGGCCGTGCAACTTTTTCCGCCCTGTGGTATGGCGACAAGGCCGTGCTGGGCGCGGCGTTCCCGGACCCCAACGGTCGCCCGTACGATGCGTCCAGTGCGGATGCCGCGCTGGCCCAGCACCTGGCGTTTTGGACGGGTCGCAACACCGAGCGCATGCGCCGGCTGATGCTGCTCTCGGCGCTCAAGCGCGACAAGTGGGATCAGCACCGCAGCTACCTGTGGCGCACCATCCACAAGGCGTGCTCGCGGCAGCCCAAGGTACTCGCCGCCAAGCCGGAACGCCAAGCCGCACCGCCGCCGACACCGATGCAGGAAGTGCCGCAGCGTGCCGGTGGTGACGAGCTGGTCGGGCGGATCAAGGTGGGTTCGCAGTTCATGACGCTGCAGCAGCAACTCGAATACTTCCGCGACTGTGTGTACATCAGCGATCAGCATCGCGTCGTCACGCCGATGGGTATCCTCAAGCCGGAATCGTTCAAGGTCATGTACGGCGGGTTCGAGTTTGCGCTGGACGGTCAGAATGACAAGGTCGGCAAGGACGCGTGGGAAGCCTTCAGCAACAATCGTGGCGTCGAGTTTCCCAAGGTGGACGGCGCATGCTTCCGCCCTGAAGCGGGCGAGTACAACATCGTCCGCGAGGAAGGGCGCCGGCTCATCAACGTGTACCGCGCGATCCACACGGAGCGCAGCGATGGCGACGTGACGCCGTTCCTGGCGCACATGACCAAGATCCTGCCGGTCGAGCGCGACCGTGAGATTCTGCTCGGCTACATGGCGTCGGTCATCCAAAACCCCGGCAAGAAACTGCAATGGTGGCCGGTGATCCAAGGCACCGAGGGCAACGGCAAGTCGGTTATCGCGCGCGTCATGGAGCACTGTGTCGGCAAGCTCTACAGTCACACGCCCAAGGCTGACCAGCTGGCGGACAGCGGCATGAAGTTCAACTCCTGGCTCGCGAACAAGCTGCTACTCATCATCGAGGAGATCCGTGTCGGCGACCGCGTCGAGTTGCTGGACGCGATGAAAGACCTGGTGACGAATGACCGCCTTGAGATCCAGGGCAAGGGGCGCGACCAGGTCACGGGTGACAACCGCGCCAACGGCATCATGTTCACCAACTATCGCGACGCCATCACGGGGGCCAATCCCGACAAGCGCCGGTACTGCATCTTCTACACGGCCCAGCAGTCGCGCGACGACCTGGAGCGTGACGGCATGGGCGAGAACTACTTCCCGCGCCTGTACGACTGGCTGCGCGGCGGTGGCTACGCTGCGGTCAACGGCTACCTGCGCCAGTACGTCGTGCCGGAGTGGATGCGCAACGCGGTCATGACGCGTCCGCCCGAGACGAGCAGCACGCGCGACAGCTACCGCGAGTCGCAGGGACCGATCGAGCAGGAAATCCAGAATGCGATCGACTCTGGTCGCGTCGGCTTCATGGGCAACTGGATCAGCGGTTACTGGCTGGATCAGCTGCTGCGTGAGATCGGGCGAGCGCGTGCTGTCTCGCACCAGCGCCGCACGCAGATCCTGCAGAGCATGGGCTACGTGCCCCATCCGAATCTGCCCGAGGGCCGTGTGACCAACCCGCTGCCGGCCGATGGCAACAGTCGCGCCCGCATCTTTGTGCGCAAGGGCACGCTGCAGGCACAACTCAAGCAACCCTCTGAGATAGCATCGCGCTACCTCAAAGACCAGGGCATGGGCGTCATCGCGTACGCACCCTATGCCAAACCCCAGGAGCAGGTATGACTATGACACCACCCAAGCCGCGCGTCAGTGCGCCGGACGTGCTGCAGGCGGGCGCCGATGCGCTGCGTGATCGGGCGGCGCAGCGTGACCAACCGGGCGGTGAGCGCAGCATGGCGCGGGCAGTGGCAGCCTTCAACGCCATGTACGGCACGCAGCTGACGACCGTGCAGGGCTGGCAGTTCATGGTGCTGCTCAAGATGTCACGGGCGGCAAGCAACCCGGCTATCTACCGGGCGGACGATTATGTGGATCAGAGCGCGTACAGCGCGCTCGCTGGCGAGGAGCACGGCAATGGCTGATATGGACCCGCAGATGCGGCAGATGCTCGAGCGCATCATGGTGGAGATGCGCGGCATGTTCCCGTCGCACTTCCGCCTCACGCTGCTCGCACGTAACGCGAGCCTGACGGCACCCGATCGCGACATCATGATTACCGAGGATCAGCTCGACAAGGCCGTCAAGGCGCTCGATCGCATCCACATGGAATCGCTGCTCACCCGTGGTGGCCTGAATTGAGCCACTACGACACCCTGGGCGTCGACCCGGGCGCGAGCGCCGACGAGATCCGCAGCGCGTACCGACGTGCCGCTGCGGCGGCCCACCCTGATCGTGACGGCGGGTGCGCGGAGCGCATGGCGCAGGTCAACGAAGCCTGGGAGGTACTGGGCGATCCGGCCCGGCGCGCGGCGTACGATGAGGACGGGGCGGGCGATCCGGCCCGGCAACGCCTGCGCATGCTGTTCGACAGCTACCTGCAGTCGCCCAGCGAGCTGCCGCCATTTGCCAGCATCCTGTCGACCTTCCGCCAGCGCGTGCTCATGGCCCAGGCGACCCTGCAGTCCACGGGGGCCAACCTTGACCGCCAGATGACGCGGTTGCGGCGCGACGCGGGGCGCGTACGGCGGCGCGACGGGGTCGAGGCGGGGCTATGGCTCGCGGCGGTCGAGCGGCGCCTGGCGGCCCTCCAGCGCGACCGTACGGGGGTGGATGAGGAGACGACCATCAACGACCGTCTCCTGCAGCTGCTGGACGAATACGAGGATGCCTCGGGTCAGAGCAGCGACACGACCGTGACGCGCTCGATGTTGACGCCGCCGTGCTGAGTGACCGTCACGAGCGTGTCGTTGAAGACGAAGCGTTCACCCACCTCGACCACCGACTTGATCGCCAGGGTTGACTCGCTGTAGAGCTTGTCGGCTTCCTTGCGCATCCGTTCCGCTTCGACCCGCATCCGTTCGGCGCGCTCGCGCTGCTCCAGTGCGTTGCGCAGCTTGAGGCCACGGCTGCGCCGTATCTCATCAACCATCGCCATCGTCGCCTGCTGTTGCGGCTGCACCTGGCGGCACTCCGGCGGCTCCGGGTCATTCATATCCCAGGTGACCTGGCAGGTCGGGCAATACATCTGATCCGATTGTTGCGTGGCGTGACAGTGGGTCATGGGGTACTCCTGGCCTGAACGTACGACTCGAGCAGGTACTGCGTGGCGTACGAGAAGTGCGCGCGGCCCGTCTCGTACTTGCGGATCTGGCGGTGACAGATGAGCAGCTTGGTCGCCAGCTGCTTCTGCGTCATGCCGAGCGTCTGGCGCATGCTGCGAAAGTATTCCGGGTCGGGACGGTACTGCGCGGGGTCCGGCGCGTTCATCGTGTAGCTCTCCTGAATAGGCGGCGCAAGCGCCACAGTGCAGCATCGTTGCGTAGTGCGGCCAGCTCGCGCGAGTCGATGACCACACTGCTGCCAGCCGCGATCTGTACGAGCGTGGTGCGGAAGTCCGCCAGCTCCTGGTTACTGAGTCCGTTCTGCCCGTGACCACGCAGGAACTGCTTGCACAGCTCAGGGAACGAGGCTTTAGCTCTGGTCATGGTCTAGAACAGATGGCTGGGTTTGTGAGTACCACGACGACGCGAGGCGTTGGCGCGACCGGACTTGCGGGACGCAGCTGACTGCGATACGGGCGAGAGGCACTCCGCGTCAGTCTTGCCGGCATCGATACGCATCATCAGGGCCTTGTCGGAGATGAAGGCCGGCGCGAGGGCACGCAGATGCTTGAATCGTTCCTGGCGGGTCATGTCGGCGCGCTCGGGCTGGCGGCTGCGGCGAGCATGTATCGCCACGCCTTGCTGGCGTCGTACCTCATTCGCCTCACCTGGGTTTCCTCCCAAGAGTCCGGCCATACGGAACCGTCTTGCCACGAAGCCATCCCCCGAGCGCCCTGGTCGATCATCTCTGGCGTTGGCTCCACCGGCACCAGCTTCCACCCATCCGGCACTCCGGGCGCGCTCGGGCTGGCGGCGAGCGATTCGAGGTGGTTGCACAGCGCACCGAGCAATCGCCTCGACGAGAATGTGCGCGTGGTGAGTGGCGCGTGTTGCCCGATGAGCGTCAACGCCTCGAAAGCCGCCTGACGCAAAGTCTCGTCCGGCACTCCGGGTGCGGCGGGCGGGGCGGCACCGATCAGTTCGTCATACATGAACTCGGCTGCATTCCACACCGTAGAACCCGGAATGCGCTGGCAGAGGGCGACGATCTTTTCGATAGTGGCTTTACGATCTGCCACCGCCTCCTGCTGCGCGGTGGGCAGGCCGGTGTAGAGAAACGTGCCCTTGGGCACATCTTGAAGCCACTCAATTTCGTAGCGCCCCTCTGACTTGGCCGTTGCCGATTCACGAGTCCACGCCACCGCCTCCTGCTGCGCGGTCGCCGGGCGCAGGGCGTGGGCGGCGAGTAGTTCTGCGTCCTCGAATCGGACTGCGCCTCTATAGAAACCTCTGCCCTTATCGCTACGCACATCACCGAGCACCCGCTCCGCCGCCTCGCGCAGTTCCTTGTCGGTCGTGGTGGTCGCCGCCATGGCCTCAAGCTGCGCCACGAACGCATCGCGCTGCGCCTTGATGCACTCGGGCCGGTCGCAGTAGTAGCTGCACGAGTGGATGTTATCGGTCATGCCGTCCGGCTTCGTGGTGGGGTTAGTCATGGGGCCACCTCAGTGCGGATGTTTTCATCGTAGTGGCGAACGCAGCTTTTCCCGCATCGCTCGCTCTGCGTCGAGATTGTCTCCCCGCAGGTGGTGAAGTAGTGATAGCGTCCTGTGTCATAGAAGCGGTAAACGGCACATCCGTCCTTGTCGAACAGGTGCGTCACGTTGAAATCGTCAGCGGCGCCGGTTACTTGTACCGGCGTTCCCTGCTTGGTGCAGGCCGCGCAGAGAATCGCAACAACAGCGATGATGTTTTTCACTTCCCGCCCTCCTTCGTCTGCGTCTGCATGGCGGCGTCGATACGTGCATTGACGATGGCATTAAACAAGTGCATGGCGGCATGGAGGTAGCCTTGAGGGCCGCACTTGACCGCGCGCTCGTACTCTTCAACCAGAAAGTCTCGTTCTGTTTTGTACCTCGCCGCGTCCCGCTCCAACTCCGCGATGCGTGCGACGGCTGCATCAAGTCGGCCCTGCATTTCGGCAAGGCGCGAGGCTTCGTACTGTTCAGCAAATCGCTGCGAGCGGCGGTTCGCTTCCGCCTCCCAAGTTTTGGCAGCCGCGTCTGCTTCCGCGATGCGCTGGCGCAGCGTGGCATTCTCAGCGAGCGCCGCTTCCTTCTCGTCCAGCAGGGCGGGGACTTGGGCGGCGACGGCGTAGGCTTCACGAGCCGGTCCCTTAGAGATCATCCAAGGAGGGATTTCCGCCAGCCTCGCGCACTCGGCGCGGAGTTCTTCGGGGGTCATGGTGCTCATGCGTCGCCCTCCCAGCCGACAGGCATGGTGAAGCCGGAGGCGTTGCGGTGCCCACCACCGCCGTACTGCTTGGCGACCTCGGAAACATCCACCGCATCGGGTGCGCTGCGCAGGCTGAACACGCGGCCGGTGGGGGTGTCCCAGTAGCAGGCAGCGAAGGGCTCGTTCTTGCCCATGAGGTGGCCGGCGTCACTGGACAGCGTGTACGGCAGGTTCGCCACCGGCACGTCGTGCCCACCGATCTTCATGCGTCGGCGGGTCACGCCGACCAGTTCGGCGATGTCCTTGTGGTGCTTGCGCTCAATCGCCGCGCCCTCGGCGCGCAGCAACTGAACGTCGGACGCCATCAGTTTATCCCACACCTCAAAGTCGTACGGGTAGCTGAACACGTTGGCCTGGATCTCGCGCGTGCCCTCCAACTTGAACAGCCACAGGTCGCGGT